TATTCATTTTTTTTTTTTTTTTTTTTTCCCCCTTTACCTGTAATAATATTTTCTTTTTCTTATCGCGGAGAAGGAACCCTTTTTCCTCAAAGGTAATCTCCACGTCATCCGGCCAAAATACTTCAGGTCGATCTATCTGGACTGGATTGTCAGTAGCTTTTGGGAAAAGCTTTTTTAAGTACCCAGCTTGATATTCCATTACGACGTTCTTTTTCCAGAACGCTCGACCACAAGCTGGGCAGTAGGCGGTAATAGAAGCTGTTGTGTCGCAACCAGATGGACACCACCATTCTACAGCTTCTACCACTGCTTCTAGGAATGTATCGATCTTCTCTCCGCAAAAAGCACAGCATGCCATTTTTATTCCTCCTTTGTAATAATACTAGTGGGAACACTACCAAAAATAACATACTCTCCATCACGCCACCAAACGTCATTCGTTTTTATAAATGTATTATCTTCCAAAATCCAATCACCATCTTCCATTGGGACTGGAATAAAGTTTTTGGGAGGAATATTATCACCACAATATTGCAGTATATATTCCTCCCTTTTGGTGTCATATAAATCGCCTCCGCAAGCAATTATACGACCATTTTTGATAGAGATAAAATCACCTGCCCCGCAGCAGGCATTAACTTTAAATACTAACATTTTTTCACCTTCTCTTTCTCTTTTTCTAACCACCGCTCATTTATTTTGCGGTGGATGGGAGTTCTTGACTCCTCTACTATTTTCTCGAGGAGCCTTATTTCATCTTCTTTTTGGCACAGTCTTTTCTTTTTATACTGCGCCGACCTGACAAGTTTTTTACATTTTTCTATGCCTTCTCTCCAATCTTCTGACAAGAGAAAAAATTTCTCTCTTGCCCTTTCTGCTTCGACATTGGTGAGACAACACCGAAGCATTCCATGCAAATCTGGTTTACCACAACATAACATATGAGAAATCCAGGTAGTAGATTTCCCTTTTTCCCGAAGAACTTGCTTTGCTTCGTTGAGAATACGGTGCTCTTCGGGAGGAATATATCTAAACTCATACATTTTAATTCCTCCTCTTTTTTTAGTTTTATTTTTGATAGCTCCCGAAGTAGTGTTACTTTCGCCACGGGCATTTTTTCAACCCGTAGCATTCCATACAGAAATCCCCGGCTCTGGGGTCTCTGTAGTTGCACCAAGGACGTTCTTCCCAACCCCTTGGTGGAAAAGGCCGGAGGAGAATCTCAGTCGTGACAATTTCTTTCTCTTCCTCTATTTTGCCACACCCGCACCAACAATAGGTAATTCTGGTGTGGGTATAACGAGGGCACTCTTCTGGAGAGGTCAGTCGTACTAATGAAGCAGCGTAATCCTTCACCGCCGCATCTAAGCCTAGTGTAGCTTCGTCAGCTAACCAGGCATCTGCTGCCCAAACGTCACCACGTTCGAGCAGTTCACATAGCGACACCTGCTCTATCACGGGGGCAGGAATAGACTCTCCACCCTCTTCAGGCGGCAGGGTATAATACAGAACCTCTCCGCCGTATGGACGAACGGCATTGAGAGCTGCTGGGACTGGACGGCGAGTCCAGCCCGAAAAAGAATATCTCACGACCTCCATTACTTCTCTTCCTTTAAACTACCCTCAAAACAGTACTCTTGACACTGCTTTACAGCAACGTCAAGACGCTGTTTCAGGTGTTTTAATGTTTCTTCTTTTGGCACGCTTTCGCGTGCCAATTCAAAACAATTCGTGCTGGGACAGTATTCACGTATGTCCCAGTCGTCATTCGTATTCCTGATAAACCGGACTCCTCCTGTAACACGATACGAGGAGTCCAGCTCTTCAACGTCAATCCCAATACCATGATTGCCACCGCTTCTAAGAACATTCCTGACTTTCTTCAGGAATGCCTTGGTGATAACTGGGTATCCGTCGTGGCGAATCTTCTTCAAAGAGGCTTCCTCATTGACATTGGGTGCGAACAAGTAACGCCCAATCTCTACACTGAAACCGTCTTTGTCTACAAAACAGATAGTTAATTTGAAATGTTTAAAATGCATTTTATGGCCTCCTTTAAGCTGTCTTTGCTGCCGGCTGGACAAAGTCCATGCCGGCCGGTGTTTCAACAGTGACAGCCTCCTGCCGGAGTTCTGCGGCAAGCCGTCGTGCTATCTCATACACTGAGGACGTGGCCTTTTTAGCAGCGTCCTCAGCGGAATACGCATATACAATTGTTATACGTTCTTTGATTAGCTGTCCGGTTTCTCCGGACAGCCAAGCGCCTTCAGCCTCCCACGCTGTGGCGCCTCCAAAAATCCTGCTCATATCAGCCAAAACACTGTCAACAGCCTTCCTTAGCTGGTCTTTATCTAGTGGTTTGTCTACGTTCACCGTAGAGGGAACGTAGACGGCAAACTTCTTGGTTAACATTTATAAGACCTCCTTATTTATAATGTTATATACGGCGTAATCCCCAGCAGGGAAATGTTTTCTCCTGCTAGGATTCTATCAATAAGCTTCGCTTCAAATATAAGCGCCTCTTTTTCACTTCCGAAGTCCTTAGAAAGTACCTTCTCGTTGAGAAGGTACTCAACAGTATATCCTGTATTACAGTTTTTCACTCTAAACGACCTCCCTCCAATAATTTAAAAGACCCAAGTCTTTTGCTTGGGTCTCTGTCAAGTCCCTAAGGTTGTATGTAGTAACAGGACCGCTCTTATATGAACGGTTCTTTCTGCGATCAATCCTACTCGACGGTAGGATTACACTGCCTTTTTGACGTCTGCTTCTGGTATGTCTAGCACCAGAAGCAAAAGTTTTCTTTTGCTTAATTTCTTGCAGCAATGTCCTTACAACGTCGTTATACATAGCTATTCAAACCTCCCTTCTAATACGGCTTTTAGAAATACTAATTCACGTTTTCTTATTTCTTTGTCTTGGGGGGAGAGAATGTATTTCTCCCCCCAGTCGTCAGCAGGGATATATCCCTGCTGTATTTCTGACTTGAGTCTTCGTATCTCTTCCTTAATTCTTTCTTTACAATTCATTTATTTGTGTTAAGCCTTTCAGCCTTCTCCTGCCTATCACATAGCAGATAGACAGGAGAAGGACGAAAGACTCTAGCAGTCTTTCGTGATATGTTTGAAAATGTTTGCTGCTCCGTTCTGCCACGACGGAGTAGACAGTGCTATGTCTAATTGTCGTGAGTATGCGCCGTCTAAGTCTTCACCAGTCCTGGTGTGGTCACTACCGAGGCGAACGTGGGAATACGTTTGCCACGGCACATGTGCTTGCTGAAGGCACACGTAGGCATATGTGTGCCTAGTGACGGGTATGCCAGCACCGGCAAGTATTTCCAGACTTTTCCAGACTTTCCCACGGTTTGGACAGTTTCTGGAAATACGTTTCTGAGAGTATGTACCAGGTTTGCGCGTATCGAGTGTGACGCGTGCAATTACTCCTGGTAGTAATTGCCACTAGATACCAATTCTCAGCATGTTATGGCAGGAACATCACCAGTAGCGGCAGGTAAATACTGGTAATATTTCCTGCAAGCCTTTTCAGCAGTAGGCTTGTTGTCAAAGAACGGTTCTGTGTACTATGTGAACAATCGTACCTTGCTAAGATTGCACGTCGGTATTGTGGATAGCACCAACGCGCGGGCAGCATTGAGTGCTTCTTTATAGCTAGTGTATTCGTGTGTATATAGCGGTTTGGCTCTACGTCCAGGTTTTACCTTGGCAGCGTATTTGCTACCAGGTAAACGCTGGACCTGGATATAACTGTCAATTTTCATTGAATTCCTCCCTCCTAGTGTAATATTCAATATTCAATTGTCAAGTATAGTATATACCCTATATGGGCATACACGCAATGTGGATATACACCTGCTTAGAGTGATTATGTACGGATAGCTCGCTGAAACGCACTTAATCACAATTATTCACACTATTTCGCACTATTTCATACTTTTGTAGATTTTTTAGGATTTTTTCCTTCTATAGCCCATAGACTATGGGCTATGGGCTATAGCTAGCAACCCATAGCAACCGGCCGGTTGCGGTAATATTTTACATGGTAATGTTTTACATGGTAGTATTTGGCTTAGCAATATTTAACATGGAGAATTTTACCTTGGTAATGTTTGACATGGAAATAATTTCAAGTAAAAATTTGACATGGGAAAATTTGGATTGGTAAACTTTGACATGGGAAAATTTGGCATGTGGACGGGTACCCCGGTCTGCGGGTGGGGCGAATGGCGGGTGGGCAATACACCTCCCAACACATATCCGAAACTTTTCCAACATAATTCCAGAATTTCCTAACAAAATGACCTTCCCCGGTGGACACTTTAACACTTTAATGTAACAGATGTAACAAATGTAACAAACCGCACACGTTTACAAAAACGCTCAGGTCTGTTACATTTCACAAGTCTGTTACATTTTCAAAAAACTTTACAGAAATTAACAAATCTCTTAAGCATTGATACACAAGGCTTTCACGGATTTCCAAATTTTAGTGTAACAAATGTAACAAACCCGTTTTAGGTTTGTTACACGCTCAAACCCTTGCGGCACAAGGGATGTAACAAACTCAAAAATGTAACAGACTTATTTAAGGGGGGTTTGTTACATTGAACAAAAATATCCACCACTGACAGACACAATGTAACTATGTAACTTACACTGCTAGTACTGTAACAAACCCTAATGAGTACTTATATATATATTTTTTATTTAAGAAAATATAATAGGGTCTGTTACATTTGTTACATTTGTTACATCCATTGATACATAAGGGCTGAAAATGTAACAGACCCAAAAACCGGTCTGTTACATTTGTTACATCCCTTACAGCACAAGGGTTTCGGCTGTAACAAACCTAACTGGTGACACACACACACCAATTAACACAGTTGACATAATCACGATATGTATATACAATATAAGTAGAAACAAACTCCAATTAATCATGGTGGTGGGTACACTTATGAAGTGGCGGAAAAATGCCTTTGGCTCCCTACCCTCCCTGACCTGCTGGAGTGGTTGGAAGAGCGGGGGTTCACATGGGTTCTAACAAGAACTTCGAGGTGTGACTGCAAGTTTATTTTGCTTGAAAAAGGAAAAGGAGTAGCAGGGATACGAGAAGATTTTTGGGCAGATACCTCTGAAGATACCGCTGCTAAAGCAGTGGAGTGGGTATTGGAACGTGAAAAATAAGGGGGAAACGTTGAGTGAAAAAGACTGATACGTCAAAACTTCAAAATTACAAATTTGAAGGCTTGGAGGAAGTCCTTCCAAGATTTCGCTCAACGTCCGTAGTTGTTTTGTCTGGTGGTAGGAAAGGTGGGCGCAGTAACAACAGAAAAGCCCACAGACCTGACATCCGCAGGTCTTCCCGTTGGGTGAAGATGTATATGGAGGTGTAGTTGTGAAAGTAAAACTAATTGCACATACGCCTGAACCTGAACGCGTTGTAGCATCGGCAGCACGTTTATGTTATTCTGGGGCAGGAGCACTTGATTTAAAAGAAACACTTACTGAAGCTGAAGTTGAAAAACTTATAAAGAAACTCATTTCACTGGGTCATCTTTCGCCTTTTGAGCACGCCAATTTTACTTTCTCTATTGAAGGTATAAGCAGAGCGTGTAGCCATCAATTAGTAAGGCATAGGATTGCTTCTTACTCTCAAAGGTCGCAGCGCTATGTAAATGAAACAGACTTTAGTTATGTAACTCCTAAAAGCATTATAGAGAACGAACAGGCGTCATTGATATATGTAGAAGCAATTAACAAAATTATGGATGCTTATGAGCAGTTAGGAAAGCTTGGAATACCTAAAGAAGATGCTCGTTACATTCTTCCTAATGCTACTAAAACTAAAATTGTTTGTTCTATGAACGCTCGTGCGCTCTACAATTTCTTTCGCTTGCGATGTTGCAATCGTGCTCAGTGGGAAATTAGAGAGCTGGCCGTAAAGATGAGGGAGGAAGTGCGTAAAGTAGCTCCAATTCTGTTTGCTATTGCTGGACCATCGTGTGAGACGGAAGGTGTATGTCGGGAAGGTGAATTTTCTTGCGGATATGCACGAAAAAATAGTTGACAAGACTGCAAAACGTGTGTATAATGACAGTAGAATTGCATACGTGCGCACACAGTATACACGCTATGTAAAATCACAGTTTGCAGTGCGCTTCAAACATATCCTCCACAGCACGCAGGGCTACAGGAGAGAGGTCAAAGCCTGCGTGCCAGAGGTCGAATTCAACTGTCTTGCCTAGACGGTGGAGGTAAGGGATTTTCCACTGTCGGGCTTCTTAGTATGTTTGAGCTAACATAGTGAACAACTTCCTTTTTAAGTTTGGATTCATGGTTGCAACTCCTTTCTTATAGACGGCGCTTGTTAAAGCGCCTTTTTCTTTTGGTGGTGATAGAATGGCTAGAACTGACGGTAAGCCTATAACACCTGAGATAGTAAAACTGTTTAGGGAGCAGCACAGTTGGTGGAAAGGGCAGGACAAGGCTAATACGACACGGTACAAATTGGACTGGAACGCTATTCGTGCAATAGTTCTGTCACGGGGTTACAACACGGTGAACACGTTCTTTTACAAGAATTTTGGTGATAAATCGATTTGCCCAGCAAGGTACCCTGAAAGGATGCGGTGGGACCGTATCGGAAGAGTAGCTGACGCGTTGGACGTGGAACCTGAAGTGTTGATTGACGAGGAATACTATTTTAAGAAAACAGACGGACTGGCACTGTACAAGATAGTGTGTCGAGGGTACAAGAAAGGAATGTCCCCCGCAGATATTATTGAAGCAACACAATTTAAAAAGAAAGACTGGATGGTACCGCTGTTTAAATGCCGTATTACGATGGAAAAGTGTTATGTTAGAGTTAGAGCGCTGCACAGGATTTGCGAAATAGTTGGTTTACCGATAGCAGCGCTGTTTAGACCTTTTAAAAACGTTACATCGTCTTCAGTGTTTGGGCAGATATACAGTTTAGTTACGACATTATCGGAGGAAGACCTGGCAATTCTCGCAGGAGTAGCGAAACTGCTTCAATGTGAAGATAACCGGTATATCGAACAGGAATTTGAGAAGCTCTTAGCTTTACGGGATAGGTTGAAAGGCGGTGTTAGCGATGAAACCAGTGTTGGAGCAGAATACACAGCTGAAGAACTTTGAAAGCATTGAGGCGTTTGTCGAAAAGCTTTTTACAGAGCCAAAGGAAGTTTCACTGCAGGACTGTTTTATGGCTGCTGCTGAAGCTGAAGAATATCTGAGGCTGATGCGAACAAAATTAGCAGTGAAAGTTACAAGGGATTTGCCTGAAGTTATTGACAAGGTTACAGAGAAGGCAAAGAAAGGAAGCCTTGATGCGGCTAGAATACTCCTTGATATAACGGATACTGCGAAACGAACTGGGCCTGTAGTTAACGTCGCTACACAAGTTAATTTGTCATCACAAGAACTTCAAGAATTGCGAGGAGATTTTGATGATGCTATAGATACTGAGGGGCATTCTAATGATGAATGATACTAAGCTTATTGTTAAAGCATCTAAAAAAGCTCTTAGCAATTTTGAATATTTTGCTAGGCGTTGTTTTTATATAGTTACTAAAGATGGTGTTACAGCGCCGTTAGTTTTGAACAGAGCACAAAGCAAACTTGTAGAGTGTATTGAACAACAACAGCGTTCCGGAAAACCAGTAAGGATTATTATTTTGAAGGCCAGGCAGCTTGGTATATCTACAGTGATTGAGGCTTATATTTTATGGAGACTTCTTCGTGAAGGCTACCTAAGTGCGCTTGAATTGGCCCATGAGAAGGGAGACGCTGCGAGACATATCCTAGATATAACTAGGTATGCTGTAGAACACTTACCGCAGTGGTTTAGGGCTGTTCTAGGAGTGCAGGAAAAATACTTTACAAAAACTGAAATTACGTTTGAACACAACTATTCGTCATTGTCTATTAGCTCTGCAGACTCCAAAGAAGCTGGACGTTCACAGACTATACATTTGCTGCATTTGTCCGAGGTCGCGTTTTATCCCGATACGGATAGGCTCTTGAAGTCACTGTTTGCCGCTGTGCCTAAAAGCAATAAAACAGCTGTTTTTCTTGAGTCTACTGGTAATGGGCCGGCAGGATATTTCTATGACACTTACACGAGGGCTAAGCAGGGTAAAAATGAATATATTCCGCTGTTTTTTCCTTGGTATTGGGACGATAACTACAGAATGGAAGTTCCTGAAGGTGTTGAGGTTGAATGTCCGGAAAGCTTACGGGAACTGTACGAAAAAGGCGAAATCGACGACGAGCAGTTATACTGGCGGCAGTGGGTGATTGAGAACGACTACAACGGGGACGAAGATGCTTTTGCACAGGAATACCCGGCAACCGAAGAGGAAGCGTTTATCCGAGAAGCGTCTGTGGTATTTAACCCGCACATGATATACCAGAAGAAACGCAAGATAGAAGACATCAAACCTGCAAAAGGTTTCTTGAGACAAGAAAATGACTTGGCACCTGTAGTTTTTGTGCCACAGAAAACTGATAAACTGCTTGTTTTTGAGCGTCCTGTACCTGGGCGCTTTTATGTTATAGGTGCTGATGTCGGTTCTGGTGTAGTTATTAATCGCGAAGGTGATTATTCTAGTGCAGATGTCCTTGACGTAGTAACTGGAATGCAGGCTGCACATTTACACTATCTGGTAGAACCTGCAAGCTTCGCTGACGACCTGTATCTTCTAGGAATGTGGTATAACAATGCTCTAATAGCGATAGAGGTTACCGGAGGACACGGGTTATCAGCTGCTACGGCTCTAAGGGATAAAGGGTACACAATGATTTACCAGCGTAAGGTATATGACAAGGTTAAGAAGCAAGATGTTAATAAAATTGGGTTTGATACTACAAAACGCACGAAGAAGATGATTATTGACAACCTGAGAGCTGACCTCCGTAACAATGATATTAAAGTCATGCACAAGAATACTCTAGATGAAATGCTTACTTTTATAAAAACTGCTTCAGATAAGTTGGAGGCTGTAGCGGGTGCTAAGGACGATAGGGTTATCAGTATGGCGATAGCTGCTCAAGTTAGGCGGGAGGCAGCAGTTTACATGCCTAGAGCTGGAGGGCAGGTGCAACAGCTTGCGCAAGGTGATGGTGATAGGCAGGCGGTAACGCCTTTGATTAAACGGCGGAAGTCTGTAAGAGAAGAGAGGTTAGTTGAAGGTTTGGGAGCTTACAGTTAAGGAGGCGAGAAGTCAATGCCAACGTTGTTGAATTCAGTAACTTCAAACGGGTCAGGTACTGCTTTGGACTGTCGAGGCAAGGTTACTGCTGTAGTGTCTGTTAGTGGGGATTTTGACGCAGGGGTTTATTTTGAGGCTAGTATTGACGGTGGGAGCACTTACTTACCATATATTGGTAAGGTCGGTGGTGCTCAGGTTTATGACAGCGTGGTTCGGGCTCCGAATATTGTGCGGTTTGACGTTTTAGGCATTACGCATTTGCGTCCCAAGGTAGGTAATTACAAACGAGGGGAGATTACAGTTGAGGGCGTTGTAAGCGACCGCTTAGATACGATGCTGATAGACTCTTCTGGAACAGAGCTGTTTACTTCAGGGAATCCAGGCAATATTCAACTAACGGGCAGTAAAACGCTAGAAACTGTTGTTGATGCACTAGCAATTACTGATACCAGTGTGTACACATATGCAGACAGCCTGAAAGTAGATTCTAAATTTATTGCCGTTTATATTTATAGCACTCTTGACCAAGATGTAACCATAACTTTTAAAGATTCTGCCCGTATAATTTCGAGTATGTATAATACTTTTGTTAAATCGGATGGCACAACGATTTATGAGGTAACGATTCCTGCTGATTCAAATAAATTGGTTGTGATTACGCCAGAAGATTTCCCAGTTTTAAGATATGTTTCTCAAATACAATACAGAATTCAAGCTAGTGTAGCACCTACGAGTGGAAGTATATCAATTGTAGAAGAATACATGAACAGATAGTTTGGAGGTGTTTATTGTGATGCCGGAAGAAACCTTGCAAGCGATTGAGTGGGCTTTACAACAAACTGTGACTGTGGAAGATGACCCTAATAATCCAATTGCAGTTACAAAAGAAACTCCTCACCTTTTAGTTGATAAAGTAAGAGAATGGCTCAATGTTAATGGTGTTTCTTATACTGCATTTTCATTTAATGATTTATTACCTTATTTGAACTAACAAGGGTGGCGTTAGTTAAACAGCTTTTCTTTAGGAGGTTTTGTTATGCCACTAAAGAGTGGGTACTCACAAAAAACAATTTCACAGAACATACGGGAGCTTATTGGAGCTGGTTATGATGCTAAGCAGGCTACAGCTATTGCATATGATAAGGCACGTGAGGGGGCTAGGAGGATTGACGACCCGCACCGTCGGGCGGCTATTTTGCGTAGGCTTAGTAAAGGGAGGAAAGGTTAATGCCTAAAGCAGAGGTGGCTGAGTATTTCGGGGCTTGTTTGTTATGCAGGGAATTTATACGTGGCAAAGCTGTAATGATAGGTTTCGATGGGCTATGCTTTGACTGCGTGCGTGATGTAGTGGAAGTCGTGAAGCCTTACCTAGAGGAGACTACTGAGGAAATTGGGGAGGAAGAAGAGGATTTAGAGGTAGATAAGGAAGGGGAAGTCGTGCGTGTATGTAAAAAGTGCGGTGAGGAATTTGCCAACATAGGTAAGTTCCTTGCGCACGTCAAGAAGTGTGGGAAAGAAGGTGAGAAGAAGTGACCGCAGCAATGTACGCGGTTATTTTTTGTTGGCTGGTAACGATGGCTTTTCTGTTTTTACATGATCGTGCTCATTGGAACAGGGTGAAGGTGCTGATATTGGAGTTTAAGGAGGAACGTGACAGCCTCTTGGACAGGTTGATGGCACGAGACTTTACAGAGTTTAAGCAGGCCGATGTTATAGAAAAGCAGCTGAAGCAACCTCAACAGGGAGAAGTGCGGTCTGAAGAAGAGTTTGGAATATCGGATGTAGGTGTGTAAATGATTGGGGGGCCTTAGATGGGTCTTGTCAATGATATAAATAAAAAGTTTAAGCAGGTGAAGCAGCGGCGGAGTGGATGTGAGAGGTCATGGAAGCTCGACCTCTCTTTTTATCGTAACAGGCAGTGGGTAGTGTACGACAAGTACGCCAGGCGCGTGGTTGATTGGGTTCCTAATGACCGTAAGCCGCGTTTGACAGCGAATATAATTATGCCTGTGGTGAGGATTGAGTACGCCAAGCTCACCCGCAGCCGCCCAACGTATTGGGTGAAAGCGACTACTACTGACAGGGACGACGTAGCAAAGTCCAAGATAGGTAAAATGTTCTTGGACTATCTCTGGGATACGAAGCATTATGACGAGTCGTTTAAGAGGGCGCTGTTGTGGTGTCTGGTGTGTGGGACTGGCTTTGTCAAGGTGTATTACGACCCTACTGCTGGACCTGTAACAAATGTCAGTGGGAAGCGTTACCCTCTGGGAGAGGTCCTGATAGACTACTGCTCGCCTTTCGAGCTGTTTATTGATCCCTTTGCCAGGTCTTTGGAAGAGGCATCCTGGATAATTCAGGCTCGCCTGCGGTCGCCGGATTACGTGAAGCAGAAGTATGGCGAGCGCGTTTCTTCTGACGCTGTTACAACAAGGGGTGTAGTTGGCGAGGATACGTTGTTTGACGGAAGGAGCGACCACTACGGGGCTGGAAATAGTCTACCCTCCGTTTTAGTCAAGGAGTATTGGGAGAAACCGAGTGTCAAATACCCGAACGGCAGGTATGCGGTCATAGCAGGAAAAAAGGAGCTTTACGCGGGTGACAATCCTTATTACGACATTTGCCCTATTCCGTACTACGCTATGCAGCATATCCCGGTAGTTGATAGTCTATACGGCGAGAGCGTGGTCAGCTATCTGAGACAAGTTAATGTGATGTACAACAAGATACGAAGCGATGTTGTGGAGAATACCTCGAAGCTGTCTAGCCCTCCGCTAAAGGCCCCGGTGAACGCCTTCTTGGAGCCACCAAAGTTTGAGCCGGGGGAGGTAATGTACTATAACCCGTTGGTCAGTGGTGAGATAGATCAGGTTAAGATTGAGCCATTTAACCAGGCTACCATGAATATATTGATGCGGCTCTGGCAGGAACGGGACGATATTTCCGGCATTAGTGAGGTTTCGCGGGGAGTTGTTCCCAGAGGGGTGCGTTCTGCGGCGCAGGTGGCTTATCTATTGGAGCAGGATGAGACCCGCTTAGCGGTTACAGCCAGGGCATTTGAGAGTATGGTTGGCCATGCGATGAGTGCAGCTTTGAAGTTGGCTAGAAAATACTACACAGTGCCTCGCATTATCCGTATCGTGGGTGAGGATAGGACTTGGCAGACAGAGCTTTTCAAAGCGCGGGATATTCCGGCGGATGCGGATGTCAGGGTAAAACCTTTCTCGACCCTACCGAAGTCTCGGATACAGCAGCAGCAGGAGCTTTACGAGCTTTGGGATAGAGGGATACTGCAAGACCCAAGCCTGCTTCTGCGGCTTAGCGATTATGGCACTAATCAGGAAATTTACCAGGATATTGAGCTGGATAAGAGCCAGGCACAACGTGAAATTCAAAGGATGTTAGGAGGTGAATACGCAGAGGTTGAAGATTACCACAACCATGCTGTCCATATAGTCGAGCACAACCGCTTCAGAAAGACAGCACAGTATGAGGATTTGGATGAAGAACGCAAGGAGTTGTTTAGGGCACACGATGCGGCACATAGAAGTATGTTACAACAGCAACAGGCGGCCTACAGAAGGCCGTTACAGCAATCAGGAGGTGTTACAGGTGAGTTTTGAGGAACTGGAGACGAAATTTGACTTGCAATTGTTTGCAGAAGAAAGTGGCGAGAATACAAAAGAAAGAGGTGATACGCAGGGAGATGATTCTAAGCCGGAAGGCAGTAAGGAGGTAGATAATCTGATGCCCGGTAGCAAGCAAGGGAAGGGCGAGAAGGGACAAACACAGGCTGCCCAGCAACAATTTGCTACGGACTCTGGTATGGAAACGGTTGCTAATCTGTACAACCTGCTTTCCAGCGACCCCGGCTTGGCTAACGCTGTGGCGGATGCGATAGAACGGTACTTGCAAGGAGGTGCCGGTATGCAAACAGTTCAATCGGAACAAACACAGCAGGTTGCTGGGTCCGGTGGTAGTGAGGAGACTACGACTGAGGCAGCGAGCCAAGAGGCGAGTGTGCCACCTGAAATTATGGAAAGGCTTTCCCGCTTAGAGCGAGGACAGGCTGAAGTCGCTTTGGAAAAGGAGATGAATAACGCCAAGCAGCTTTACAACCAGTTGACGGAGGAGTTCCCGATCCTGCCAGAGCTTAATGAGCAGGAACTCCTGCGGATTGCCACACAGTATCCTGGGCTGCCGTTGGATAAGGCGGTTAACGTGTGGGCAGTAGACAAGATGCGTGACGGTGAGGGCGGTACACCGGCTGAGCGGATTATGGCTGCCATGATGGAAAAACAGCAGAGTGAACAGCCGCCTGCTCCTGAAGGCAGAGGAGGTTCTGCCCCTAGCGGCGAGGCTCCGCCTCCGAGGAACTTCAGGCAGGCTAGAAGAGGGATTAGGGAGTTGTTAGATGCGATAGACAGAGGTGTTACAGGAGCCTAATTTTACTGGAGGTGACGAAATTGGCTACAAACATTCAATATTATGAGGCTATACTGAAAGAAAAGTACGCTCCTGCTATCGCCAGCCAGGTCTTTGTCAAGACCGTGCTGTTGCAGGAGTTGGAGAAAACTCTTGATTATGTAGATATGAGTGGACGTTACTTCTACGTCCCGCTAGAGCTTGGATTGAACGAAGGTATTGGTGCTGGTGGGGAGTATGATCCTCTACCAGAGCCGACAAACGAGATCACCGAGGGTGCTAAATACTACAGCACTCAGCAGACCGGAGTGGCTCAGCTGTCCTTGAGGGCACTCAACAGTGGCAGAGGTAAGGAAGCAGTGTTTGAGGACTTGAAGAGTTTCAAGTTTGAGAGTCTTACTCGCAACCTGCGTAAGGACATCAACCGCCAGCTATTTGGGAATGGCAGCGGTAAGCTGGCTACTGTTTCCAGCACCTCGGAGTCTGGCGGTAATACCGTCGTGACTGTTGACAGTGTTAAGTACCTCAGAAAGAACATGTATATTGACGTTAAGCAGAATGATGGTTCGGATAGGCTGAGCAAAAAACAGATTATCTCTGTAGATAAGACTAGCTCGACGTTTACAATTTCCGGGACGTCTTTGGGGATTGTAAACGGTGACTTCGTAACCCGTTATGGTACTTATAATAAGGAGTTCGATGGCCTGGAGAAGATCGTCTCCGAGACTGGCGCTGTAGGCGGTGTTGACCCTGCTACTGCCGGTTACGAAGAGTGGGCTGCTGCTTATGTGGATACAACCGGCGGGGACGTGTCCTTTAGCCTGTTCGACAAGCCTATGCGGGAGATTAGGACGCAGAGCGGTGGTAAGGTTGACTTGATTATAACCACTCCTGGCGTTGTTAGCGCTGCCGCCGCTTATCTGGAGAGCTTCAAGCGCATTCCAGTAAGCAGTGATAAAATCAAGCTGCCTGGCGGTTATGAGGCTATCTCCTGGAACGGTGTGGCGCTGACGGAAGACGTTGACTGCCCCTCCGGTACGGCCTACTTCCTGGCCCTGGAGCTGGGTGAGGAAACGGATGAGAAAGCGCTTGTTTTCGGACAGCTCAGTGAGCCGGGGTTCGTCAACTTGGGTGAAGGTATATTGAAGTGGGCTGGCGACAGGACTTACAAAGCCCTGTGGGTCTGGGACGCCAACCTGATAACGCTTCACCGTAATATGAGCGCCAAGGTCACGAACATTACGGAGGCGTAAGGACAAGCGTTAGGCTAATGCCTGGTGCTTTAGCTTTATATTGGAGGTGTTTTTCGTGGTAGTGAAAGCTAAACCGGACACTCCTTCTGATATAGTAGAGAAGCTCCGGCAGCAGGTGAATAAACTGCAGGCTGACCTCAGCGCTTTACGTACCAAATACAATGCGCATTTGGCAGCTGACGGGCTGCACTATGATGGAGCTGCGAGTGTGACCGATAGCACTAATACCGCCGATCCGCTGACAGCAGAGCAGGTGGAGAAGCTGGTATGATGGTTGAATTGACTAGCCATGTGTTTGACATCCCGGAGCGTTTGCGGGAGCTAGACCCGACGCTCCGGGTTTTCTTTAATTCGGATACGCAAAAGTACGAGATTTGGGGTTTGGACGAGGCACGTGAAGAATACTGCCTAGGGGAGTTTAGCGTGCTCGACTGCCGGGTTGTGGCTGAAGTGCGCAAGGGTATTTGGCTAATGTGCAATAAGGTACGACCTTGGCAGGAGTTTTTGGCTAGGATACGAGCACATAACACAGAGCTTGGCGAGGAAAGCGACCAGTATCTGCGCGAGTTGGAAGCTGACGCGGCGGATGCTTTTAAATACTTCGGTACCACTTTATATCCTGGCTTCTCTATTGATAATGAGAAGGTGGTTTGATATGACGCTAATACAATTGATTACCGCAGTTAGGAATATGCTTGACGACCCCAACTTATCAGCAGATTTGATAACACCGCATCTCAACGATGCTCAGCGTGAGCTTAGCAAAATGTCGAGTACGCGAACGCTGTGGTCTGTTTCTGTAAGTTCAGGCGATGAATACGTTAGCAAGCCTGATGACGTTCTTATACCAAAAAACATGTTTTTCGACTACGGTAATCAGCGGTATGAATTAGACATCTACTACGGAATCCCACCTGAGCAGGGTGTTACTGGATTGCCTGATTGTGTTTACGTTATAGGAGACGACATTTATTTTTACCCAATACCATCGCAAAGCGGTACATTGAAAATTCTGGGCATTGCAAGACCTGTTGATATGGTTGATGATAATGATACTCCAAGCATAAAAGATGCTGACGGTGTACTTATAGCATATGCTGCATGGATGCTTGCGTTAATGGACGAGAGTGACCCGCGTGTAAATCAATTTAAAGATATATATGATCAAAAGAAATACGAGTGGAGCATACTAAATGCTATGGCTAATCCTATGTCATCTACAGTCGGTCATGAATAGGCGGTGAAACGACGATGGCTTTTTTGGAGTGGAAAATACGTGACTTTTCAGGTGGTCTTAATGATAAAGTGGATGACAATCTCATTGCTGACAACGAGGCCAGTGACTGCCAAAATGTTGTTGCTACGCATATAGGTTCGCTAACAAAACGTAAGGGACAAGCGAAGCTGAATACCGACGACTTGGGAGGTCCGATTCAAGGGCTTCATGCTTATTACTATGGTGTAGACAGAAAACTGGTCACAACATCCAATGGCGTTCCTTATTACTGGGATGGGTCAGCATTTCAACAGATAACGCTACCTAGTGAGGATTACCCAGATGGGCTTGATGTTACGGCTTCTGTTTACTTTGAAACTTTAGTCAATTATATGGTGGCTTTCAATGGCGTAAATAAGCCGTGGAAGTGGGATGGCACAACTGCTAGCGTGCTTGCCAACGCGCCTGCCGACGGTCAATTTTGTGTGCTTCACAAAGAAAAGTTGTTCACTGTTCCAAAAAGTGATCCGTCTACTTTGAAATGGAGTGACAGTTTTCAGCCTGAATCATGGCCTGAAGTTAATTATTGGGATATAGAAAAAGGCGATGGTGACATTATAACAGTGCTTGTACCTTACCTTGGAGAGCTTACTATTTTTAAGCGGTATTCTATATACTCTTTGCGTGGTACTAGTTTAGATGACTTTCGATTGGATTTAATAGAACCTAATATTGGTGCTGTAGGACCTAGAGCAGTAGTATTTGAGGGTATGTATTTGTATTTTGTAGCGGATGATGGTATATATGTTTACAATGGCGCTAAAACTGAAAATTTAACACGTAACAAAATTCCCTGTTTGTGGTCTAGGGTCAATAACGAACATTTACACAAGGCTGTAGCTGGACGTTGGGATGGGTTGTTGTGGTTTGCAGTACCTGTAGATGGAAGTACTTATAATAATCTTGTATTAGTGTACAATCCGAAAACGTCAGCATGGTGGCCTTGGAGTGGAATAAACATCTCCTGTTTGCAAGAGTTTAATGACGGGAAACAGCTTTTATTATATGCTGGAAGCTCAGTTGACGGTTATATCTTACAACAAGATGTAGGTTATTCTGATGCCGGTAATGCTATTGTATCTTACTGGGATGGTAAGGCGTTTGATATAGATGCTGTTGAGAAGCGTAAGAAAGCTGGAAGGGCGTTCATTGTAGACAGTCCAGGAGCTAATGATGTTGCTGTTCAGTTGTCGTTTGATTATGGTGCTTGGACTAGCTTGACTGTTGACAGGACGGAAGAGCTAGTTAGGCGTTTTAAGAGACCTATTAGTTCTAAATGGAGGTATATGAAACCTAGGTTTTATCATGATACTGTTGATCAGAATTTTGAAGTAAGGGGTTTTGTGTTGCAGTATAGATTAGGTAGAGCAGGGTGAGGTGATTTATTATGGCTCGTGAACAGGACGTTGTAAAGTTACCTTTTAGACTAACAGACTTTAACGAAGACATAATTCCACTGCTCAACCGCAATTTTGCAGAGATTGAACGGATGTTGTCCTTATTACAAGGATACGTTAAACAGTCCACTGGCGGAGCAGTAAAAAATTTGCCGACAAAAGCCAGTGTCTGGGATAGGGCTGATAATATAAATTCTGATGGGACGTTTCCTGTAGAAAATTTAACTGATACTTTGGTTGGTTTAGAACATGAATTACAGCTTGCTGATGAAGCAGTTACTGAAGCTAAAATTGCTGTAGGAGCAATCAAGACGCCTCACTTAGATGATGACGCTGTTACAGATATGAAGCTTGCCGCTGGTGCTGTTACAGAAGCCAAGACTAATTGGCAAACTCATATTCTTTATTAGAGTTTATTTGAGTTGAGTTGGGAGGATTTATGATGAACAAAAACTTCTTCTTACCGAATTCTACAAAAACTTTAATACTTAAAGAGCGCGAAAAGATGCTTAACAATGTGGTTAGCCTAATAGGTCGTATGAGTGAGGAAGTTGTTGGTAGTATGACTAATTCTAATGGAGAGGCTTTGTATGATGATGAAGAGTCTGCTAAGCCATCAAAGGAAATTGAAGAGGTTGTTACACGTCTGTTAGATACTAAATTTAAAAGTATTCTGCACGATATTGACTACAGGATAAACGTCCTTTATGACGTGGCAGCCAGAACCGCCGGTGTAGATACTGGTAAGGTGGGAACACGCGACTTAAAACTGGCTCACCACCTATTAGACGGTTTTGTGTTTACTAATGACTCTCCATCAGCAGGCTCGATAGCTTGGACTGATTGTCATATTGTGTATAAAGGTGTGAATTATACCATTCAGGATGGTAATACTTCACAAAAGTATGTCTGGTGGGATTTTGACGCTACGGATAACACTGTGTTTCAAACTTCAGATACTAAGCCTGCTCTTACTACAGATGATGTTTTAGTAGCTATAAATGATAACGGTGTAGCACGTTTGATGATGACCCCAGGTAAGATGGTTCATGGCGGAGCTTTGATTGACGGTAGTGTTGGGACATCAGAAATTGTGGACGGTGCTGTGAATAGTGATAAGCTTGCTGCTTTAGCTGTTATTGAAGGTAAGATTGCTAGTGGTGCTGTAACTAACGCAAAGTTAGGCGATGGGTCTGTGTCTAGTGCAAAATTAGGTACTGGTGCTGTAACTGCAGGTAAGTTGGCGGACGGAGCAATTGACACATCCAGCAGGTTTGCTGCTGGTGTGGTTGATTCTACAGCTTTAGCAGACGGTGCAGTTACAACTGGTAAAATCGGTGATAATCAAATAACAGGGCCGAAAATTGGTGCTGGAGCAGTTGCTACAGCAAAGTTGAATTTGGCAAGCCACTTATTGTATTAGGAGGCTGTCGTAAATGTCTGTAACTGCTAGCTTTTCCCGTGATTCTAAAGCATACCTCAGCGATGGCACAGAAATTCGCTCAGGCGTCCCACGCTTCGAGCCTGGTAAATTCAGTCAGGCAGTGAGGGTAGAGGAGGGGACGGCAAACATTTTATCTGACCCTGATGATTTTACTGTATCAACTTGGAAAAAGGTTGGTATTTCTGTTTCGAGCGAATCAGATGGATTTTTCAAACTTGTACAAGATACAAGTGATGACTTACACGGGGTAAAGCAGTACTTCTCGGTAGTAGAGAACACTTATTATGGGTGCCAATTTAGAGTGAAACGTGGCACTTGGGATAAAATCATTGTAATGACATCGGGCTATACAAACTGGGAAGGTAATAATGGGAATGAAACCGTATTTGATTTGAGTTCTGGAACAATAATCCGTACCGATGCTATTGATGCGGGAATAGAACGAATTGATGTTGACACGTATGTTATATGGATAGTAGGGAAAACAAAAGCAGGTATAGATCCATTTGATTCTATGTGGAATATCTATCATTATGACTCCAATTCAGATAGTGGTGTTTTCGTTGGTGATGGAGCTTCATACTTTTTTGCTCGAATGGCCCAAGCGGAGAAAAAACCCTACGCCACCTCCTTCATTGACGGCACCCGCTCCGCTGAAACCTTGACCATTCCTACGGAGGGTGTGCTAAAAGGCTTACCAGCATGGACAATCGAAGGTTGGGTTAGGTTTAATTCGCTTTCTTATTACTCTAGTGGAACTCTTTCTTATAATGTTTTTTGGTATATGGGTGAGTCTGGTGATGGTTTTGGTGATCAGTATGAAGCTCACTTATTTCGGGATACTTCTGGTAAGTTGGGTTTTTATACTCCATCAACTTCCGCAACAAGTAATTTTATAGTGGACACAACGGATTGGGCTTGCTTAGCTTTTGTGTATGATAATGGTGTTTATAGACTTTATGCAAATGGAGTGAAAATCGCAGAGGCAGTCGGCGAATTATTAGATTATTCGCAGTTAGGTAATGAGTTAGTTCTTAATAAACCACGTAGTAATTTCCGATTTCTTAACGGCCTCATCGACGATCTCCGCATCTCCAACATAGCCAGGACGGACGAGGAAATTGCAGCAGCGTATGCGAGTGGACAACCGTTGCCGAAAGACCAGTATACTACCTGCAAACTTACTTTTGATTTGACTTTGCGTGATAAAACTGATGAATTTAAAGTTTATGATAACACACCAGACTATGGTTATATTGCTTGGTATGATTTAGGTATAAAGTATAAAGGCATGACCTACGACATAGCAGATGGATATTCTAATGCAAAATATATTTGGTGGGATTATGACTATCCCTATGTACTACAGGCTTCGGATACTTTACCTACCCTTGCAGATGATGATTGCCTGGTCTTTTTCAACAAGAATGGCACGCACCTGACAGTACCAAAATCCACCGTAGTTGACGGCGGTCTCATTGTTTCGGAGAGCATTTTAGCCGATGCTTTAGCCGCAAATTCGGTTACTGGTGTTAAAATCGCGGCTGGTTCAATTAGCACTGATAAGCTTGCTGCTAACGCTGTTGGAGCTGAAAAGATAGCTGCAGGTGCTGTTGTTGCAGAAAAAATTGCTACAGGGGCAGTAACATCGGACAAAATAAATGTTAATGAGCTTTCAGCAATTTCGGGTAATTTGGGAACTATTACTGCTGGAACTATAGAATCTGATGTAGTTATTGCAGGTAATGCTGCTTCGTCTTTAGAGACACAAAGTGGTGCACAGAGCAAGGCGGATACTGCTGAACAGAACGCTAATAGCTACACAAATACCCAGGTTGCTAATCATGACGCCCAAGAATCCCCTCACAATCTTCCTAGTTACTGCAAAATGCAGTCTGATGGTTTTAAGGTGTATGATTCGTCTAATGATTTACGATGCCATTTAGGGCAGTATGAGTCCGGAAAGTATGGCCTTATTGTTTATGATGGGAAAATAGAAGCGGATGTGATTGTAGCAGGACAGTATGCTAATAAATTAGGTAAAACCCCTGCTACGGTTGTGGTAGCTGATGGTTCAACTACGCAAGATACTAAACGTGCTGACTTTGCGGTGCCAGCAGGTTCGACTTCGGCGCAGGAAACGATAAATGCAGCGATAAATTCTCTGCCTGCCAGTGGGGGCAAGGTTGTTCTGCTGGAAGGTACTTATGATGTTGATAATAGTATCGTTGTACCTTCCAATGTTGGAATAAATATGTCCCCAGGAACAGTTATCAAGGTAAAAGACAATTTAGATTCAGATATTGACGTTATTACAAATACTGATAAAGTAAATGGAAATTCTAATATTCAAATAAATGGTGGTACTATTTATGGTAATAAAAGTAATAATAGTTCAGGCGTTCAAAATGGTATTTATTTTAAAAGTGTGACTTCATGTAAAATAAGTACAACTGTAAGTGATTTCAGAAATACTGGTATTTGTTTAGAGTCTTCTATAAACAATAATATAAACAATAATATTTGTGAAAATAATGATTCTTTAGGAATTAAGTTATATTATTCAGATGGTAATACAATTACGGGTAACACATGTAATAATAATGGTAATGCCAGTGGGACTTATTTAACTCGTTCAAATAATAATACAATTACAGGTAATACATGTAGTAATAATAAATGGTCAGGGGTATTTATAGATAATTCTTTAAATAATACAATAGTTGGAAATACATGCAAAGGTAATGGTAGCAATGCAACTCTTAATCATTGGGGTTCAGGAATTTTTGTTATTCGTTCTTCTGGCAATAATATTAGTGGAAATGTTTGTATAGAAAATTATCATGATGGAATATGTATTTCAGAATTTTCTGGTGCTCCTTCTGACGGTAATAATATAAGTAATAATAATTGTAAAAGTAATAGTCAGGAAGTAGATGCTACTTACGATAATATTAGTGTGCTTGGTGATTCTAATTATAATAATATCCAGAAAAATACATGTAGACAAGGTTCTTTGGTAAATAAGCCTCGATACGGAATAAGTATTAATTCTACGGATGCAGACGGTAATATAGTTACTAATAATGATTTGTATAATTCAGGTGTTTCAGGGAGTTTTTCTGACGCAGGCACTGGCACAGTAACAACCGCTGGTAATAGGTTATAAGAGGTGTTTTCAATGTTTCTTAAAACAGTTGACGGCTTTGTAGTGTTCGCCACGCATTTTATCCACGTCACGTTAACGAGTGGGCAACGCGGAAATTTCCATGCCCATCAAATAGAAAAAGACGGCATTGTCTGTTACTCACAAGAAGAAGCTGATTTAGCAGTATCTAAGCTGAAAGAGCTAAATATCCCGCATACCGTTGAAACCTTATCCCCTGATCCAGCTCTAATAGCTAAGGCGCAGGGGATTAAATATGCCAGCAGGACGGAGGCCATAGAGCACCTGTTGCACGACAAAGAGCCGGAGAACCTGCGGTTGATAAATTTATTAAAACGGTTGGAAAAGGCGGAAGCTGAGTTGGCTGACGCTAAGAAGGAGTTAAGTAACGTCAAAAGCCGATTGGCTACTGCTGAAGCAAGACTATCAAAACAGGAGGTGAGTTAAAATGGGCTACTGGGACAAATGGGGTGGTAAAGAGTCTTATGCTGCAGGTCAACAGAAACGCTATGAGCAGGCTGTGAAAAGTGGCGACAAGGATTTACAAAAGAGATTAGAAGCAGATGCAGCTAGGGTAGGATACAGCCTTTCAAAACCATCTTCAACGACAGGAACTAGCAGTTCTGGTAAAACTAGTTCTAGCAGCTCCAGCGGTAAAAGCTCCCAATCTAGTAGTAATGTACAAACGCGGCAGTATTTTGAAAATAAAGGATACACTGTAGAATATCTCCCAGAAAGTGGTAATATTAGGGTATATGACCCCAAAACTGGGCACTCTTCCATGATAATGAAAGGGGCGTACACAGAAAACGCTGGCGTAAGTACAATTTCACCAGATATAGCTAATAAAATTGAAAGTACTATAGCTTCTGGAAAGTACACTTATACACCTGGCAATCAACAGCAGTTAACTGGTGGTGTTAGCGAAGGGAAGTACTCGTTGGAAGATTTATTAGAGAAATTCAATGAGCATTTGGATAAATACTCCATTCCTTATGAACAGGCTTTACGAGACTTGCTAGCACAGGTGCCTCGCTATAAAATGCCGAATGAAGAAGAGCTTTTGCGGAGAGCAAAACAATATGCAGATTTGCAGATAACACCGAGGCAACAAGCATTAGAACGAGCACTACAGCGGCTAGAGACTCAAGCTGAAGAGCAAAGTAGAGCTATTAGTGCAGCATATGAAGGTGTGCCTGAAGCGCTGTCGGCTGCTACTGAAGAGGCACGTGCAAAAGCTTTGGAAAGCGCAATTGCTAGAGGTGCTGGACGAAGTGGTGTCGTTGATTGGTTGTCAGCTCAGATAGAAGAAGAAAGGCAGCGACAGCTTGCTCAGTCCGAGGCTGAGAAAGCCGCTAAGTTAGCTAACATACAGCAGTGGCTGCAGCAAAATAAACAGGAAATTAGCGACCAGTTGCAGTCACTTGCTGAAACACGTGGACAGTTAACACAGCAACAACTAGAGAATTTACGTGACATGGCTTATGCAAGGGCAACAGGCGACTGGGAACGCTTATATAACGCGACACAACAATTGGCACAAACGGCTACTGGAGCGCAACAAAATGCTTATACAACTGCTTTAAGCCTACTACCATATTTCGCTTACTCTGAACAGTACAGACAAGAACTTCCTACTGCAATTGCAAAAATTTTTGGACAGGTACCGGACACTTCTCCTTCAACTGCCAGTACAGTGCCATCACTAACAGCTTCTGCTAACGGAAATTTAGTGCCATTACGCAGTTATGCAGAAAGCCGCGGTGCAATAGTCAGTTACGACCCATTAACTAAAGAAGTTATTGTAAATGGTCAGCGTTTTAAGCCTGAAGATTCCGGTGGTTACATCAGAGATGGAGTAGCTTATGTTCCGAAAGAATTTATTGACCACTTACTTGGAGGTGGTGTTTAAGTTGGCTAATGTAAAGTATGGTGCAGAACCGGTAATAAGCCCGTTAGACAGGCTAACTGAACTGCTAAAAGCAATAAACACTTATCGTGCAGCTAATCCTGTTTATATGCCTTTCACGCCGGGGACCAAGACTGCGACACAAAGGCAGTGGGAAAGGGAGCAGGAAGAAATGGAACGCCACAACAAAGCTTTAGAAAATATACAGCAGCGCTTAAGTATGGGGTCAGGAAGTATGACGCCAGTGGGGACTGGCCAATCTACAGGGCCTAAGTTTGACGAAGCTTATAATCGGTTAAAGGACAGAATGAAGGACGTAAACGGTAGTGCGACAGACAGCGGAAATAAACGCATAAATGAAATAATGAAGAATTGGAATTATTGGAAGCAGTTTTACAAAGGTCCGCTTTCAGCCGGTTCTTGACTTGGGGGTATTGTAAATGCCTATAAGTCTGTTAAATCGAATAAGTCAGTTAAAGCGAAGCAGAGCGTTAAAAGAACAGTTAGAGCGAAGAAGGGCGTTAAAAGAACAGTTAAAAAATCTACGGCGCCTGGTGGTTCAAAGCCAGAGACAGCCTGTTGATGACGCGCGGTTATCTTCTGAAGCTGCCAAGTACCGGAGTGAGAAGTTAAAAGAATACCCGCGTGTACGCGAACGCGCCTTGCAAAAATCAGCAGCTGCCGCATTAGCTGAAAGTATACCTCCTCTCCCGGAAGCGGCTACGGAAGAACAAAAAGAAGAGTGGGTAAACACACTCTCCCGTGAAGCTGCTAAACTGGGCTACCGTGAGCCAGAAAATATCCCTGAACTTTTGAAGCAGGGGGGAGCGCCTAAGAAAGTCATCGAGGCGGCAGAGCAAGCCGTTAGTGGTAGGAAAGGTGCTCCGTGGTATGTTGAAGCCCTTAATTGGACAATGCGTCAGCTTGAAAGACCTCATGCAGCTTACAAAACTTACTGGACGTATATGCCTCAAGAACTGCGCAAAGAAAGTGGTACAGGTTTTTTAGAAGCACAAATTAAACGACAGCCTGGAGCTGTAGTTGCTGCATTACGTGCTTTTGCTCATCCAGAAGAAGCACCAAAACATATTATTGCTCCCGAAGTAATGGATGTTATTCCAGGTTTGCGAAACCTTTCTCCTAGAGGTAAGGAGATAACTGCAGAAGTGCTGGATTTTGCTACTGGTATAGCAACAGACCCTACAATGTATGTAGGAATAGGTCCAGTAGCAAAAGGAATTAACGTTGCCGGTAAAACCCTGAAAGGTACTAAAGCAGTAGAAAAGGCCCTCCAAACTACCAGAAGATTGCGTAGTTTGGAACATGGTATAGCAAGAGCGGAAAGGCTTGTCAGTAAGCGTGCAGAAAATGCGCAGAAGCTTGCTGCGGAAATTGAGAAGACTATTAAGGAAGGCGAGAAGGCCCACAAAGCCCTTCCGAACCTTGAAAAACGCCTAGCAAGAGCTGAAGAAGATATAGCAAAAGCTGGAAAACCGTTAGCGGAAAAGCTACAGCAGGCTATGCAAAGCCGTCAGGTGAAACCTGGAGTACCAGGTGCAGCGTTCAGTTCAGGAAAATTTACTAAAGTTACAGGACTTTCTAAGAAGAAGCTTAAACAACGGTTAGACAGTATCTCTAAGAAGGTTGCTGAGCGTAATGACATTGCAAGACAAATAGAAGAGTTACAGAGCAAGATGAGAGTTGCTGAGAACGCTAAGCTTAGGTTGGATGCTGCGAAAACGTCACTAGAACAAGCACAGGACCTAGTGAAACGTCTGCGCAGTGAGGAACGTGCTCTGCGAGGAGCTTCCAAGCCTGGGTGGTATTTGCAGTTTGGCTGGGCTGGAAGAGGCATACCGCTGGCTAATCTGGAACCGCTGCGCAAGGCGGCAGGCAAGGCATGGGCTAGGGCAGTTATAGAAAACCCGGAACTGAGACGTATAGTTAATGCTGGAGTTAAGGGATTTAGACCGCTAACACCGCTATATAAGGAGGGTATGACTTCCGCAGAACATGCAGAGCTCGCAGAGAACATCCGCAGACTTTATACACAAGCAAAAGAAGCTTCTAGAATGAGCACAGAGGCTGGTGGGAAAACTGTAGAAACATGGGCCAAAGAGAATATACCAGAAAACATAAGAAAAGCTTACGCTAACTTTAAAGAACTTCCAGTTACTGCAAAACAACAGTTTTTTGCTAAAAACGCTGATCCTAACATAGTAGACCAGTTGTTAAAGGCTGAGCGTATATACAGTGAATCTATGGACGAGATTACGGGGCGTCTTGTAGAAGCTTTCGGAGATGATTTCGCAGAAACTTTAATAGAACACTATGTACCGCACATTTTGAAGAAGAAGCCTGAAAATGCAGACAAAATACTGAAGGCATGGGCTGAAAAGGTAGCTAAAGAAAGAGTTCCAGGTGCGAAGCCGTCTTTCATGTACAGACGTGCTGTACCAACCATAGAAGATTTAAAGCAATTGGGATTTGAGCCTTACGAAGACATTGCATTGATCAACGCTACTTACAGAGCGCAGGCTGAAAAACTTTTAGGGCTGAAAAGAATTACTGATGATTTGGCTGCTAAAGGTTTAATAAAACCTGCAAAAGAAGCCAAAGAAATGGTGCTGCGAGATTGGGAAGATGGCGGAAAGCTGTTCCCGTGGCTAAAAGGAACTATGATACACCCAGAAGTCGCTAGAGCATTTAATTCCGTAAAACCTGTACTTGAAATGGATGACGAGACATTTAAATTACTTGGTAAGGCTGTAAATGAAGTTACTACAATTTTCAAGGGGCTTGTTACATCTTTACGGCCAGCCTTCCACTTCATTAACACCACAGGTAACATGATACTCATGCGTATGGCTGGTATCCCTTACAGCAAACAGCCGAAGCTTTATAAGGAAGCAGTAGAAACACTTCTTGCAAAAACGTCTCGTGACAAAGAAATACTGGATTTGTTCAAACGGTATGGTCTTGAAGGTCAAGGACAGTTTTTCGATGTTGTACAAGCTCCGAAGAGTGTAGCTAGGGAAATGGAAAAGTACCTGGAGAAAGCTACAGGGGGAGCTATAAGCAAAATCAAAACAGTTCTTATAGGTCCACGTGGTGCGACAATAGCTGAACGTATACCTGGAGTTTATGCCGGTAGAGCTGTCGGTGAATTCGTTGACTCTCTTTCAAGAATGGCTGCTTTCAGACACTTTTTAGAACAGGGAATGCCTGCTGAAGAAGCTGCTAATCTTGTCAAACGTTATTTGTTTGACTACTCACAGTTAACAAGAGCTGAAAGGGGCGTTAGACAATATCTAATACCTTTCTACAGTTGGGTAAGGTTTGCTATACCAAGAAGTATTCTTGCGTTGGCAGAAGCTCCAGGGGCTTACACAAGCTACTTTAGGTTTCAAGACATGTTATCTGATTTGAACGATGTTGATGTCTCACAACTTCCTAACTGGCTGCAAACTGCTTTAATCTTAGATACTGATGATGAAGGTAAGATAGTATACATTAATCCTCAACCTCCTTGGGAGACTGCTATTGCATATTTCGGCGGCGAGGAAGGACCCGTCCTCGGAGCTGGTAGGGAGTTTGGGCGGTCGCTTTCACCTCTGCTCAGCCTTCCCTTTATCGGAGTCTTTGGCAGGGACCCTACAACAGGAAAACCTATTACAGAGGACGAGCTTGCTGACTGGAAGCAGAAAATTGCAGATCGTACCGTCGCTTCACTGAAACAACTTACTCCGGCTTGGGAGATTGAAAAAGCTTTTCCAAAGATGCTAGAACGTCCAAAACTTGTGTCTACGAAACTGCAAGGACTTCTGGGGATACTAACATCACCAGTAAGCGTATACGATAAACCTCTCAGTGAGGCGTTTGCTATGGGGCGTCTGGAAAATGTTATCGATGCTTACCAAAGCAAGCAGCGAGAGGAAGGAAAGGTATCTCCAGGGTCGCAGCCAATAGCCGAAGCTACCAAAAGGATTAAGGCTAAAGAAACTGCTATGGAGGTGGCAAATGAACTACCGAAAAATACTTTTAAGCGCAATATTATTTACAGCATAGCCGATAGTGTTAAAGGGTTTAGCAAACTATCCCCAGAGGAACAAAATGCGTGGATATACGAAAATATACTTGTTCCTCATGGTGATTTATTCACCGGTAGCGATAAAGAAGTCAGAGAAAAACTTAACAAGCTGTTCACTGATGAAAATTATACCAATCTGCAACAATATTATGGCCGTAGACCATCGCTGTACAGCTTCTTAGAACATCGTGGAGCTATTGAAGAAGGCAGAATAACCGAAGGCACTACGCCTGAAATGCGGAGGCTAGAACGTACGGTAGAAATGTACCAAGACTTGGCGGAGGCAGCACGAGAAACTGGCAAACAACCTCCTGGACAGTTAGGAATTGTTAAAGTTGAACCGCCACAAGTAGTTTCGCGTGGCGTTAGCCTGTTGAGAGAAAGGGGTATGGACGTACCTATAAAAGGTACTGGTATGACATTCGCTGACGTAGTTTCCCAAGCGGCGCGTATTGCGGGTATTGATTCCAGTTGGGTGCCTGGGCTTTACTGGCTTGCTGCTAGGGAGTCTAACTACAACCCACGTGCAGTTAACCCCACGGCAGTTAACGGAGAACACGCAACAGGACTGCTTCAGATGTTACCGTCCACGTTTAAAACGTACCAAGTCGAAGGAATGAACAACATCTACGACCCGGTACACAACATGGTAGCAGCTATACGTTATATTAAGGACAGGTATGGTCATCCCGACAATATCAAAAATATAGGTAACTGGAAGGCATTCAAAGGCTATTAATAAAAGGCTCCCCAGAGCTCTAGCTAGGGAGCCTTTCCTCATTTCAAAATGAGCCTAATTTGCAAAAACGTGTGTCGAGAGGGGCTGAGAAATGAAAATGGAAGATATTGTTATTACTGTTACACGTCACGATGAACAAATTAGCAGCTTGAAAAAGTGGCAGAAAAAACAAAACGGTTCACTGCAGGTTATTGATGAAAAACTCAACAGGTTTTATTTTTGGCTTATAGGTTTAATGGGCGGAATGATTACTTCTTTAGTACTACTGATAGCCAACATATTGATTCTTAGAAAGTGAGGTACGTTTAAATGGCTTATCGAGTTTATATCAGTCCATCAGTACAAGACTGGAACGTTGGTGTGGGTAACTACGGTACAGAAGAACAGCGTATGCAAGCTATCGGCGAACGAGTTGAGACTTTGCTAAAAAACAGCGGTTTTACTGTATTTCGTAATAAACCTGAAATGTCGCTGCAGGAAATTGCTAAAGAAAGTAATAATTTGGCTGTAGATATTCATGTAGCAATTCATTCTAATGCAGGTGGTGGTCAAGGAACAGAAGTATGGTATTACGAAGGAAGTGTAAAGGGAAAGAAGTTGGCGCAAGTACTCTACAACGAAGTAGCACCATTAAGTCCTTCACCAGACAGAGGAATTAAAACATCAACTAAATTATATGAGTTACGCAAGACAAAAGCACCTGCTGTAATCATTGAAGTAGCTTTTCATGACAATGTACAAGATGCTGTATGGATAATTAACCACACCAATGAAATTGCTGCAGCTATAGCAAGAGCTATATGCAAGTACTTCAACGTACCGTTTAAGGAGTCTAAAATAACCATAAACAGTGTGCCAATTATACTAAAAGGCAAACAAGTTAATGTTCCTTCAACATTGGTAGGCGGTATGACTCTAACTCATATCCGTCCAATACTAGAGGCTCTTGGGCATCAAGTAGATTGGCGTAATGGTAAAGTATATGTGGATACTCCTATTAACAAATCAAACAACCATCTGCCTACAAGTAAAAAGCGTAATCTTCCAACTTTTAAGCATTTTTCCAATTGTGACGTAATTACTGCTCTACCAGAACATTTGGAGGTAGCTACGGTAAAAGGACCGTTCCCAATAGACCGTTCTGGCATAAATGGAGGGTATTTGGATGAAAATCTAAATCCATTGGGAATAGTGGTCATTAACGGCAAAGTCATAGCCGATAGAGTACCTTGGCGGCCACCACGTTCCGTGTTCTGTATCTGGAATGACACAGGAAAAATCAGAGCAGATATTCTACCTGGTATTGCTGCAGCAGAAAATCTGGGTTTCCATAATGTACTTTATGCACTAGGAGCAGGGCCTTTGCTGTTACCTTCAATAAATTATGGGGAAGGCTTTGAGGATGACATCATGAACTCGGTACGTCCTCGGTCTGCCGTAGGAATTACAGAACAAGGAGAAGTGAAGCTAATTACTACAGACGCAATGTCATTAGAAAAACTACGTGAGTTGGTAAGAAAGCTGAGATGTGTCCAAGCTATGAACCTAGACGGAGGTAGCTCAAGCCAGATGAGATGGAACAGTAAGACTGTAAGACACGGCAGGAATATTGCCACGGCTATATTGATACGGGAGGGATTGTTAGATGGCTAAGTACCGGAAGAAACCTGTGGTAATTGATGCATGGCAGTGGCCTTACGAAGATGTGCCAGATGAAGCTAAAATAACTATGATGGATTCTGATGAAGATTGGATTTGTAAGGAATGTGGGCATCGAGCACATGAACACGGCAAATGCCCCACGCTTGAGGGTTATCACGTTGTATGCCCTGGTGATTACGTCATTAAAGGGATTCGTGGTGAATTTTATCCCTGCAAACCAGATATTTTTGAGAAAACTTATGAATTAGTAAAGGAGAGGTGTTATAATGGACAGTGAATTTGGTGTTCTCTTAACAGCATTTATTTTGGCTTTATTTATCCAGTTACTAACTGGAAGATTCAAGGTATTTATCAGTGACCGGTACACAGGACTTGTCGCTTTAGTCATCGGTGTTGTCTTGTGCGTAGTCTACAAAGCAGGCATCTTGAACATGCTGGGACTGGAGGTACAAATTCAATACGGTGAGTATGTAGATTATGTTTTGACAGGCGTTGCAGTGTCCGGCGGAGCAGGTGGACTAACAGAATTTGCTAAAAGTATTGTGGGACAGATTGTAAGGACAAATGGTAACAAGTAACATAAACAAAGGAAGCTCCCTAAGTCATTTAACTTAGGGAGCTTTTTCTATTTTTCTACCTTTTTAAAATTCAATATCCTTCAGCGACCCCCATCTTTGTCCTACCTTTATATCTGCTTTGAGAGGAACATTATCCAATACAGGACGGCAAAGCTCTGCGTGAAGCATTTTGCTTACTTCCTGTACGTCCTCCTTCGTTTCCAAAACTATAGAATCGTGCACCGTCAACAGCATCCTTGTGTCGTCAGAACCTTTCAATTTGCGTCCCAATCGAATTAAGGCTTTAAGAGTTATGTCGGAAGCTACGCTTTGTATCGGTGTGTTTGCAGCCTGCCGCAGTACACTGTTTCGGTTCTCTCTGGTTACAAAGTCGAAGCGCCTCGTCCTGCCGAACGGCGTAGTTATCTTACCAGTCCGCATAACTTCGTCTTGCACTAATTTGATCCAGTCTCGTGCTTTTGGGAAGGCCGAAAAGAACTTTTCAATAAGCTCTTCAGCTTCAGTTGCTGTAATACTTAGTTCGTCAGCAAGCGAATGAACACTCATTTGATATATAATACCAAAGGTCAACCTCTTTGCCGCAGTTCGCAGTTTATCTGTAACTTCCTCCGGCTTCTTCTTGAACATTAAACACGCTGTACGTATGTGCATGTCGCCTCCTGCAGAGAGTGCCTCTATAAGTCCTTTGTCCTTACAGAACCATGCCAACACCCTTACTTCAGCCTGCGATAAGTCGCCCTGAACAAGAGTATATCCCGGTGTTGCTACGAAAATGTTTCTTGCATCTGATTCACGTGGAATATTCTGGAGGTTTATTGGATTAGATGAGGACAATCTTCCTGTAACTGTTCCGTGCAGGTTAAATGTTGTATGCACTCGGTTATCATTGTCCGCAGCTTCTCGGAGACTTGTTACATATGTTGAGTGGAACTTCTTCCTGTCACGATACTTTAACAACAAACCTGGTAGCGGATGGTACTGTGCTATAGCTTTCAAAGCATCCACATCGGTAGAAAGTCTACCAGGTACAGGTAGCTCTAACTCGTGATATAAAAGCTCCACCAACTGTTTTGGCGAATTTGGGTTAAATTCTCTACCAGCAGTCTCATATAACTGTTTTTCTAAATCCGTTATTTCTTTGGATAACTCTTTATCTAATTTAGCTAAGTAGTTTACATCAACCATAACGCCAAGGTACTCCATTTCAGCTAAAACATCACTTGCTGGATGTAGTAATTCCGTAAGAACCTTTCTGCCGTTTGAATCTAATTTCTGCTGCAAAACCTCAGCTAAAGCGTATGTGTAGCTTACATCTGCTGCGTTATAACGATACATAATATCTTTAGGACAATTTTCCATCGAGTCAATATACATCTTAATATCTTTAGCGTAGTCAGGAGCGTTGAAATACTCCCTAGCCAGCTTCTTGAGACTGTGCGTTCCTCTGCGCTCATCAATAGTGTAATGCGCAAGCATAGTGTCAAATCCTGTTTTGACACCACGTATACCATAACGCCATAGGACCTGTAAGTCGTACTTAAGGTTGTGTCCAATGATAGTCTTTTTCTGTATTGCCTGCCCTAGTTGCTCTCTTGTATAAGAGTCTTTAAGAGCTTTTTCCGTAACAACTACTGCTGTTCCTGAACGCCATGAAATTCCGCTACATAATATGCTACCGTCTGATGCCACTTCTGTGTCAAGTGCAATATCACCAACCTGTGCTAACCTTTCCACAAGCATGTCTACATCGTTACGTGTTTCTATGAGGACATACTGTAGGTCATCTACGGAATATGGTGTAGCAGGAGGCTTTTCCAGCACCTGCACTGCCCTTCGGATGTCTTTCACGAGGTCTATATAAAGCCCAGGCTTGCGCAGGACTGCTGCAGGGTGGTAGGTAGAAGCTACCCACGCTTCAAGCTCACTCGACCAAACTATAAAACCTCGCTCAGCAGCAATACTCGCTTTCTTCAACACCGCACGTAGAGCTACGGCACCAAGCACAAGTACCAGCTCCGGTGCCCGACTTTTAATCTCTGCAATAAGCCTCTGTCTGCAAGCGCTTATCTCTTTAGCTTTAGGCGTTCTATGCGGTATAGGTCTACAAAGGCAAGCGTTTGTAATGTAGCATTCCTTGTTCCGGTCAATCCCCACCTCCTGTAGTACAGCATCCAGTAGCTGTCCAGCTCTACCTACAAAAGGAATACCCTTTGCCACCTCTGTGTCACCAGGAGCCTCGCCGCAGATTACAATCCTTGCGGTGTCCGGTCCGTCCCCAGGGACGAACGGACATTCAGACAACCCGCAGTTCTCACAATCTGCACCTTCAGGACGCATGTCTATACCTCTACACAAAGTTATAGCGGTTAGCGGCATTGAAACTACACCTCCTCAATACGTTTTTCATCCTTAGCCCATCCCAACAAACCGTAGCCAGCCAAGTCCTTATAAGGACTTTCTCCAAACGCATGTTTATCTGTAGCTATACGGCTTAACTTATCCAGTATGCGTGCAACCAGCAGCACATCGCCGTATTGCTCAGGCTGTATACCGTTAGGGTAAAGGATTTTAAGAATCTGCTCCGAACGGGTTACACTGTCACCGTATTTTTCCTGTTTCTTCTCAACAAGCTTTTCTAGCTGCTGTGCAAGATGGCAATAATCACGATGCATTGTCGGACCTCCTACCTAAGTTGCTAGGATTTACATGCCCTTTTGAAACACAGTAATAAAGCAAGTGGCGAGCGGCGTCTCTGGCGTGCGGTTTTCCTTTAGTGAGTGTCCATAGACCAGAGGACTGTAACCATTCTTTGCTTACCATCTGTCGGGAAGATGCTGGCTGCTCGCAGTATTCTATGCTGTTTTTGTCACACCATGTTTTCACTGCACCAATAATTTCAGCAGCAGGCATACTGTTCCATGAGAGGTTTCTCGCACGCCAGGGGTAGAGGCGGAAGGCTTCGGATACAACTACCTGTGGCTTGTGTTGGTCAAGAACGTCTATAAGCTCAACTGCAGACCGGCACTGCCCCGCCGTAGCTACAAACCCTGGCAACTGTACAACGCACCATCCAGTAGTACCTCCTGGGTCAATGCTCATAATTACCATAGCTTAACAACCTCCTATACTTCTCAACCATTACTTTTGTATTTATTGGTTGCATATTACCTCATTTCCCCACACGTTCCATCCTTCTGGTGTTTCCCTAGCAAATAATTCTATCCGAGGTAAGTCTCCAAACAATTTTACAATCCTTTCTCTGACTTCATTAGGTTTTCTACTATGTTCTCTGACTGGACTGACTACCAACTGTCTAATTGCTTTTGATTGTCGTTTTAACGGTTTGCCTTTTGTTCCTAATAAACAGAGTTCTGCATTTGCTCTTGTGTAGTATCCAAGGCCGGTGAAAAAGCCGTTAGATTTTCTATTCTTTTTTATCCAAACGAAGCCGCAGGTTTTATATTTAAACCCCCACGCTTCCATTACATCAAGCCCTTCTTTGAGCAATGGGAAGATGACCCATAAAAATAGCGTGCAATTATCAGCAGCTATATCTTTAATGGGTAATTTCTTAATATCTTTCAGTGACATACAAAGATAATGTTTTTCAGCAGACCTTCCCTTACCTTTATCAGACCAAGTTTCAAATCGCCAAGGAGGGTCAGCATAGATAATATTATACTTCTTACCAGGGAATGGTACCATTTTGTATCACTTCCTCATTTAAACACCATCTAGGCCAATGTTCATAATTATCATAGCTTAACGGCCTCCTGTGTTTATTGACTTTACACACAAATTCTGTCATAAAAATTCCCCACCACCTAACTACCTTAGTGAGAAAATCAAACTATCAATGAAAAAGATCAGTGCTCCCAACAATACTTGAGTTAACACCATAATTAAATAGATATTTCCCTTCGGGAACCGCTTCAGAGTCATATCAAGTAGCATTGCTCCAGGTACCGCCAACACTGCCCAGCGCAAGACATACAGAAAATGTCTCGTGACGTCGTAGTCAATCATGTTTGCCTACCCTCCTGTTTCAAATAAACCATATGATACTTCGGTTCGGTACCATTGCCGACTACTGTTACTACTTCCCATCCCATTTCTGCTAACTGATTCAAGACCTCCAATAACCCCTCCTCATTATCTGGTGCAATAAACAAATCATAAGTTATTCCTCTTGCATTCCCAGGTCTGATAAATTTCCAACCTTTATACGTTAACATCAAAACGCCATAAACTGAAATTCTTGACATTTCTCATTCACTCCTAACTTCATTCCAAAGCGGCCAGAGCTTTTTCTAACTCTATATCTGCATCTCCGTATTGGTTGTTGTAGAAAAATTTACGCGCCGCCTTTGCCACCGCTTCAAGTTTTTCAACTCGTTCCAGAAAGCTTTGGCCTGCGGTGGTGGAGAGGGCTTTGTTTATTGCTTCAAGTTCTTCTTGAAAATACGTCCAATCAAATGCTTCCTTGCAGTGTTCCAACGCCTCTCGCAGTACTGCTACCTGTGATTCCAGCATCTGTACCCGCTGAAGTAATCCATGTTTGCTCTTAGGACATTCTTCTGCCCACTTGCACCATTCTACCTGCGCTTCCAACTCTTGTACCCGTTTAAGCCAGTATGGGAGGGCTTCACGGGCCGCAGCAGTAAATTTAGCATCCCAAATAAGCATTCCCATTTCACCTAGTTCGCTCTCAAGCCACGGCCCAGGAGTAGCTTTCTGACACAACTCCCAGTCCTTCTGCCAGTTGCGGTTATCCATCCTTTATTACCTCCCTTTTATAATGCATGGCGGGCAGGGGCCACTCTCCCCTGCACGACAGGTGTTCTCTGTCTTAGGCGTCTACCCCCCTTCCAGCAACTCTTTACTAGCCTTTGCCACCTGGTTAAGGTCGGCTTTTGCACTCATACTTTCACCTTCTTTGCTCATGAATTATAAACCCGTCTGTCCAGAATTCGCATCTCTTAAAAAGCTCCTTATCTTGCGCTAGGATATCCTTGATTATCTGCAGAATATGTCGGCTTGCTCTTAATGTCGGGCGATGGTCAAACACACGAACTGGCGTCCCTAGATGCCGCAAGGCCATCCTAATAAACGCGACGGCCATCAAGTAACTCCGTCCTGTTGCTCTATTGGTATAGAAATCTAACAACCACTCCACTACAGGCAGATACTGTTTTTGCTGTTCAGTCAACTGAAATCTCAGTTTACTCATAAACAAACCTCCTTTATGGACAACATCACATCTTCCCTCCTACACTGCTTCTAGCAAGTCTTTAATCTAATTCAAATTTGATTTAGGTGCTACATATGGTTGTGTTACTATAGTTGCGCCAACATCCTCTTGCATCTCTGCGAGCATTTCGCCTGTGTGTATATCAGGTACAATGGTAGTTCTCACAACACCCTTCTCAAAGTCCAAAACCATGCGGGCAGTTTTCAAGACTGTAAGACCCGCTTCAGAACCTTCGGATGTAACGATGTCGTATTGACGAAACGGTAGTTTATAGTCAACAGCTACCCATTCCACCAAACCAGTCTCCAGCGCTTCTCTAACTATTTCCGGGTTGGAACCGTTTGTGTCTAGTTTCACTGGCATACCAATACGTTTTAGCTCTTTCAGAAAGTCGGGCAGGTCTTCCTGAACAGTCGGCTCACCGCCTGTAACAACTACGCCATCCAACATGTCTTTATTTTCGGAAATCCACTTCAGAACATCGCCCTGCGGTATTTGTGAGCCGAAACACTCCGGATAAACTAGAGAGGGGTTGTGACACCACGGACAGCGGTAGTTACATCCCTGGGTGAATACTACCGCTGCCGGGTGCCCGGGCCAATCACATAGAGATAGTTTCAGAAATCCTCCAATACGCATTTTAATCACCTCGCAGGACCGACTTGTCAAACGTTTTCCTATCCCTAAACTCTGCCTGCTTTCCGGCATTCCAGCGTTTAATAGGGCGATAGTATCCAACGACTCTGGAGTATACTTCACATTCAGCACCGCAATTTGGACAAGTATCATGTTTTCCAGAAACATAACCGTGAGTTGGACATACGGAGTATGTTGGGGTTAATGATAAGTAAGGTAATTCATAGTTCTCGAAAATGTGTTTCACAAGTACAGCACTTGCTATAGGGTCTGGTGATGTCTCTCCTACCCAAACATGTACTACTGTCCCACCTGTGTACTTAACTTGAAGCTTATCTTGATTGTGTAATACTTCAAAGATGTCATCCGACATATCTACAGGAGGTAATGTAGAATTCGTATAGTATGGGGTAGCACCCTCTTTCCATGCTTTTTCATTAGCAACAATTATGTTCGGGAACCTTTCTTTATCAATTTTGGCAAGCCGGTAGGAACACCCTTCAGCGGGTGTAGCTTCGAGGTTATAAAGACTTCCTGTACGTTTTTGAGCATTGCAACAAAACTCTTGTAAAAAGTCCAGCACTTTACCAGTAAATTTCTGACCATCAGGATGTGTTACACTCACTCCCAAGAGGTTTAAGCACATTTCATTACCACCTACAACGCCAATGGTTGAAAAGTGGTTTGCAAATAACTTACCAAAACGTCTTTTCACATCACGTAAGTAACGTGAAGTGAACGGGTATAATCCAGCACCTGCAAAACGCTCAACAGTTTTACGTTTAACTTCTAAAGCTGTAACAGCCAATCCAGCGACCTTAGCCAACCTGTCGAAGAAATCATCTTCATCTTTAGCTAGATAACCAATACGGGAGAGGTTCAGCGTAACAACTCCGACAGACCCAGTTTTAGGATTAGCGCCGAAAAGACCGCCGCCGCGACGTAGAAGTTGTGAGGTGTCTAACCTGAGCCTGCAGCACATACTGCGAACGTCTTCCGGACGCATGTCTGAGTTCATGAAGTTAGCGAAGTAAGGACTTCCGTATTTGGCTGTGGTACGGAATATCGCAGTAACTTCAGGTGTTCCCCACGGGAAGTCATGACCTACGTTGTAAGTCGGTATTGGGAAGGTAAATCCACGACCACCAGCATCACCCTCGTACAGAACTTCTGCAAAGGCTTTGTTGAACATAGACATTTCTTCCTGACAATCTTCATAGGAATACGGCATAGCCTTACCGCCGATAATAACTGGTTCAGAAGCCATGAATTCCGGTACTTTTAGGTCAAGAGTTACGTTGGTAAAAGGACACTGTCCCCCGACTCTCGTTGAGGTATTCAAGTTGAACACTGTCTCCTGCAAGGCTTGTTTTACCTGCTCGTAGTTTAAATTGTCTGCCCTAATAAATGGAGCAAGGTAGGTGTCAAAATTTGAAAAAGCCTGTGCTCCAGCAGCCTCGCCTTGAAGTGTGTATAGGAAATTATAAACCTGACCAAGAGCAGAACGGAAATGTTTTGGAGGCGCTGCTTCCGTGTATCCAGGAACTCCGTTAAAACCTTCTGCTATTAATTGGTGAAGGTCCCAACCCATACAGTACGGCGCAGTTATTCCGAGGTCATGTAGGTGTAGGTCTCCGTTCTTATGTGCATCTCTAACTTCAGGCAAGTAGATTTTTTCAAGCCAGTATTCTGCAGCAAGTGCTCCGACCAGATAGTTATTCATTCCCTGAAGGGAAAAGCCTGCATTGGCGTTTTCCTTTATACGCCAATCAGCTTCGTCCAGGTAGGCGTCAATTAAATTTTGAGAAACGAGAGATTTCATATCTCTTATTTGACGTCTTTGGTCTCGGTAAAGAATGTAGGCTTTAGCAGTTGTGCTAAATCCTGATGACATAAGCGCATCTTCCACCATATCTTGTATTTGTTCTATTGTCACTTTGTTTGTACCGGACAGGCTATCAGCTACGATTTTTGACGTTACTGTACTTGTCACCATGCCAGTTGCAAGGTCAATGTAATCTACCTCGTTAGTGGCTTTAAAAGCTCGGTGTATCGCCTCCTTAATACGAGAAGCATCAAATGGTACTATACTACCGTCACGTTTTACGACTGATAGTTGTTTTACTGCATCGGACATAGAAACATCCCCTTTCCGTTAATTTTGTAACAAAGTACAAAGTCTGTTACAAGTTTGTTACAAGACAAAACACTTGTGTATCAAGGGTTGTAACAGATGTAACAGTGTAACAAACCTGTAAAAGCATTTAAAATCTCCCTGTACTACCAAACCCGCAAGAACCCCGTTCTGTTTTACTAAGCACATTTACCTCTTTGAGTTCGCCAGTTAAAACAGGAACTACGACCAGTTGAGCTATACGTTCGTAAGGCTCGATTATTGCAGGAAGACTGATGAGGTTGATAAGTGTTACTTTCACTTCCCCTCGATAAGTTGAGTCAACTGTCCCATACTGTGCGACTACGCCTTTTCTAGCTAAACTACTTCTCGGACGAATATCACCGACATAACCGTAGGGAATTTCTACAGCTATTCCTGTTGGTATTGTCTGCGGTGTAAACGGAGAAAGTTCTACTGGCTTATCAAGTTTAGCTTTTAAATCCCAACCAGCATCACCGTAGTACTTCTTGTAGGGCATACAGTTTTTGTCTAATAGTTTAATCTTCATATAATACCTCCTTATAAAATAGTTGTTACATTTGTTACAAGTTGTTACAACACTTGATATTAGCAGGTTTTAGATGTAACAGACTTAGGACGTATCTGTTACATGTGTTACAGCAATTCAGATCCAGGACCTACAGCTACACCATAACGGCTGACAGCATCCATTACACGGTTGGAATCCAGGCGATAAACCCGTTTTCCTCTGTTACTGCCCCGCCCTAACTGCCTTGAAAATCTTGATGAAGCTTCTATAATACCGGTCTTCACAAGCTCGTTTCGTATACGCTGCGGTGTTATTCTGTCAGGGTCGTAGTCCATAATGTCTGCGACCTTATCTTTAATACTGCTTCGCAAGAACCACAAACCATCGTCTGTGTCATCAGGCTCGCCTTCCTCAAGCAGTTGGTAACACGCTTGTATCACGGTTGCTGTGAAAGAAGATTCCTGCTCATTAGCACTCTTTTCTTCCATGCTTGCTCGTGCATACTCTATAAGCTCTTCGTAGTCAGCATCAGCAAGAATTGCTATAGCTACAAGGCTGTGCCATATTTCCAGTTCTCGGTCCCTGATGCCGTGTTCTTCTAGCAATTTTGTTACATCCTTACGCATTCCAGCGAGTCTTGTAGCATTTTCCAAACCGAAACAGTATAGCTTGTTGCGTAGTATTTGGAATCGTTCAGCTTCTTCAGTAAAGATGAGGTTTTCAATTTCTTTGTTCGATGCCTTCCGCAGGATTTTTATAGCTATTGACCTGTCAACTACGGCGTCCGGCAGGTTGTTCATGCTTGCAAAGGCTTTCGGGCTGTAGGTGTGATACCATTTTGGAGTTAGTCGTTCTCCTTCAATACGTCCTGCTTTACCTGCCCTCTTGTAGCCTTCAAGCACGATAGATAGACGCTCATCGACTCCGCCTTGAGTGGCCGCAGCCGATGCAGAAAGTGCATCGCTTTCATCGAACAGCAGAGTATGGCGGTTAAGCTCTACCGCACGAAAAATCTGCGAGGCAGATATTGTTCCGGCTTTGACAGCATTAAAGGCCAGCGCTTCTATAAGTTCAAGAGTACGTGATTTTCCAGCACGTTTGGTGCCTGTAAGGGTCAGGTATGCCGTAGTGTCAAAAACCATAAAAACGTATGTCATCATAACCCAGAATGCCGATACGCTGTAAATTCGGTCGTCTGGATACCACATGAAGCGCTGAAACACGCTTCTAATGTCGTAAAACAACTGTTTCGGGTCAATTCGTTCAGTTTCACCTCGTAGCCACGCAAAAACGTTGTACGGAGTCGCACTGTCTACAGACCATCTCGCAGTTATTTCGTCCTGCGGAGGAATTGTGTCGCCCGGTGCTTCCAAAAGCCTTCGTTCCGATGTTACATGTCGAAAAACGAAGTCTCCAGCACCAGTGCTGTCTGTAGGTAACCAAATACCGTACCAAAAGACGCCTTTATGATAGTACTGCGGAAGACAGAGCTCCGTTCTTCTAGGTTCGGACAGTGGTGTAGGCGTTCCGGAAACTGCATTTTCCGCTACAGACTTAACAGCTTTGCGAAGTACTTCCTTAGTAACCCCAAGGGCTTTGCGTGCAACTTCTAAGTAGTATTCACGTTGAATTGTCGGTTTTTTAGCCAGCCGCTTCGCAAGTTCCTGCAGTAAGGAAAGCTTTTCTTCGGTGCTTGCCTCTTGTGGCAGGTTCTTTATTTGTTCTATAATGGCTTCAACTTCATCTGTTTCTGCTTCGGTTGGTTGCCTTGTACTGAGGTCGCTGATTTTAACACCTTTTTGGTGTAAAGAGTTCAGATCTTCATTTTCAGGCACTTCTAAGACCGCTATGGACGCAACATGTTGTTTGAGTGACTGAAGGATTCTGCTGACGCCGTTACGTCCTGCTTTATCGTTATCGTATGCAATTATTATGTCCTGTCCTTTAAACAGCTCAGACCATTCCTGCCTCCACGTTCCTGCGCCTCCAGTACCGGTAATTGCCCGTAGTCCCTGTACGAGGGCGGTAAGACAGTCTGTCTCCCCCTCGCAAATGTAAATAGGACCACTACTGTCAACGACGTTCTGTACGGGCCATAAATACGGTTCAGCTCCTGGAGTGTTGATCACTTTCCTCTTTTGTTTTGTGATTGCAAGCCTGCGAACGTTAATGATGTTGCTGTCCAAGTCGCATACTGGTATGGTTATCCTGTTTCCGTCATAGCCTATATGATATTTGCTGAGAACATGTTTATCGAGAAGGCAACGACCTGCCAAATAACCTAAAGCGCTAGGAGATTCCAATAAACGACTACACCACATGTCAATATCTTCTTTTGTTGCTGGAGCTGTAATGTTTTTCAATTCTAGCTCGGCTTCTTCTCGTGAGACACCTTTTATGCGCGTGATAAGATCGGTGGCAGTACCGCCTATGAGACAAGAAAAACAGAACCACAAACCGGTTTTTGTGTTGAAGGAAAAAGATGGTTCTTTGTCATCATGAAAGGGACAGTACGCACGAACCTCATCGGCGCAATTTGGTTCATTGCGTGCTATTTTGACGTATCTATCAAACACTGCTGTATACAAGAACATCACCTCCCAGGTGGCTTATTAAGACTATGATGTAAATGCTATGGCTTGTATATTTGCAAGTGTATCGCTTTGTGTACGTGTTGTTCACTTTATACAAAACAGTTGTCTTTTTGCATATGGCTCACTCATGTTTATTGGATGTCTCTTGCACAACGGTTCGCTCAGTGCTTTAGGATATCTCGGCACAGTTGGCTCGCACATCACTATTGTGCGTACTAGGTCTTATGGCTTAGATGAAGTCTTCGGGTCTGTAGATTGATGTGTGTCCTAGTTTTTCTTCTACATAGAGCGGTCTTGTAGATAAGCCTACTTCCTCTCTCCAGACAATCCATAGACACGCAAGAAACGTTTTTATCATTTTTCTACGTGCAGCGTTGTGAATGTGACCTGCAGTCCAGTCGGGGCGGTTGGCCTTGTAGTATCTCTTTGCATTATCATAGATTCTGCGGAATGGGCTTCTGTGCTTGATAAAGCTATCGCCAATAAGGTATAATGTTGTTTTAAGACGTTTGTTGTAGTGAAGTTTTTCTCCTTTAACAGGTCTTTCAGCTTTACCATCTATAACACTGTATCCGGCGTAGCGCCACAGTGAACTTACAGTAGGTGCTTTTGATATGTCACTTATTAGACCCAGTAGCTTTGTAGCCAATGTCGGACCTACGCCTTTAACCTTTGACAGCCAAGGCCATGTTGGATGGCTGACAACTGCATTGGTCATTTCACTCGATAGGCTTTTTTCTAATGTGTAAAGTCTGTTATGCAGTGTTTTGATGTATGTTACAGGTTGGGTAGTATCTTGCTGGCGTAATGCTGCTTCGAGGCGGTTGCCAACTGCAACTCTGAGTTTCTGTACCTGCATGTAAACGTCCGTCAACCACCTCAAGGTAGGTTCCGGAGTTGCTTGAAATTTTTCACGTGGGACAGCCACTACAAAAACCTCCTTACGCTTATATTTGTTTGTGGGTGTTACCGCCCCAACCGTGTTGGTTGGGGCGGTCTTTGTTTAAAATGCTATTTTCTTCTGGGCAGGAGTGTTTTCAGCAGACACAACTTCATCTACACGGTTGCGTATCCTTCCCTGGTACTCCTCTTGGCTGACTTTGATACGGCATGGTTTGTTATGAATTTCACGAAAGTCTACTACGACCTGTTTGTGATTCTGTTTTTCATGACTGGTATTGTTGCTGACTACGCCGAGGGCCTTAAGTACGCGCCAAATCTTCCACATGCTATTCTTAGTTAGCGTGTAGTATTCATAAACTTTTCTTCCAGCAAATTCTGAGTGGTTTTCGATGACATATGTTAGAGTAAAGTACTCATTGCCATTCTGTGATTTTTTCACTTCACATTGTGATGAATCCACCCTCGCATTGTACACTCCTGCTGGAACCGGCTCCGGTCCTTCAATGTCCACACCATCGAAATTAAGCACTAGTTTCATGTTTCATTCCTCCTTATATTAATTTTTATTATTTGTGCCTGTGCCTGTTACAAGCTTAAACAATTCAGTAAGGTTTGGTGAATTAACTACAAGTGGGGCCTTAACGCCGTGTTTTGTGCGTATTTTAGCTCTGCGATTATTCACAGGCTGTAACAAAAGTCTTCTTACCAGTTCTTCTGTATCTTCATCTTCTACAACACCCAAATATCCCACAATATCAAACAAAGCTGGTGCTGTTTCTGGAGTCTTTTTACCACCAAATGCAGCAAATCGGTACAATTCTGTTGCACCACTAGGGTCATCAATTACCAAATCTTGTGTTTGGCAATTTATTACTACGTTGCATGGAAGGTCACGAAGTCTGCGTAGCTGCTCAAGGAACAGTTCTGCATATAAACCATAATCAGCTTGGCTCATTACTAGTGGGTGCACTCTTCCTGTAGGTCCTTTGTTGCTTAATATGTGCGTTTTTAACAGCTTTTCGCCTGCTTCTGTTGCAGTGTCTATTGCAACAGTTTCATACTCTTTAGCACCTGTACGCATAAGCCATTCAATAAACTCCGTAAACTCCTCCCAAGTTTCTACAGGTCTTCCCAGTTCTGGGTTGGGGTATACATCAATACCATCAACATCAGTAGGTAGAGATGCTATACTATTATCAACATTTACTACAAGTAGTGGTCTTGGTGCTGTTACAAGCAGACTGGTTTTTCCAACACCGCTATCTCCAAAGATAATAGTTTTTACAGTTTGTCTCGTTATTGCTGACAACCTTCCAATATTAGGTTTAGTCGGTGGTGTTAAAACGCGTGGCCGTGTCATCTTACGATAAAACCTCCTCTCGGTTAATTTGTAGATACAGTGTCCTGTAAAACACTTCTATCTTCTGCTTCTTTGTATAATGCATTGACAAGTTCTTGCATATCACTACCATCATCTTCAGCCATGCAGAGTGTTGTGTAACCACATCTCCATGTGCAGTGATGTCCTGGAGAAGGAGCATACACTTTATCCGCGGTAATAGTTCTGTATGCATAATACAAACGCTTCTTTAATTCATATAATTCATGCTGATTACGCAAAACTGTGTAGCGTTTGATAATGTCTCCTCTAGCTCTTGCTGGGTCTACCTTACGAATTACGTTGTAAACAACGCCAACGATGTTTTTATCAGGAAACAATTGATTAGCAGCTACGAGATAATATCCTGCCTGTTCATCAAGTCTTAGTAATGTCTCGTTTGGAAACTGTGAGTAGGTTTTGTGTTCCATTAACCATATGTTTCCATATACATCTCCTACAATACCGTCAAATGTACCAACATACCTAACTCCAGGTGATTTTCTACCTTTTGGCGTCCATATGGGCACTGCGAAAGGTTGCTCTACCGCTATTACCTTGAAGGAGTCATTCGCTTGTGCCCATTTAGCATAGGCTTCAAGGAGTTTGGCACCAAGAGCACCTTTTTCTTCCAGTTCTTTTAGTTGGTCTGGCCAAGCGTTTTGTGATAGCCTTGCCAGTTCAGTATTAAGCCATTTATTATAAATTGCTATAGGGTCCTTACCGCTATAGTAAGCAGCTAATCCTGCGTGTACCCCAGTTCCAATAAACAGCTTGTCGCTAGGGGTTTTTGGAACTATTTTTTCTACATAGGCATAGCGATACATACGTGGACAAGTTTTATAAGTAGTAATTTCTGAAACATGAACTTCTCTGATAGGCATTTTGTTACACCTCACTTTCGTTTTCTTTAACTTTTTCCAACAGATTTGCTGTTAAAGTGTTTAGTACATACATACATGCCAATATTACTGTCCCAACTCGATACTCTTGCTGGCTTACGTGTTTTAGTAATTCCATTGTTGCTTTAAATGCTTCGTCGCGTAGTTCATCACTTTTTACAGCTGCATTAACTGTTGCGTGTACAACGGGGTTCTCGCCAAGATTCAGTACAAGGTCAACATCCATACAGCTACTGGGGTCAATACTCATCCGCTGTGACAGCATTTTATAAATTTTTGCTATTGGTTGCACCTCCTTTAACTTATAAAATGCTATAATTTTTGCAAGGCGGGCAGGGGCCACTCTCCCCTGCATGGCTACTTTGGCGCTAGGTACTCAAGCAGGACTTACAGCCCGATATCACTTATTCTTCAGGTGGGCATGCCTGTACTCTGCCGACGTAGCCACCTAGCATGCGTCTCTCTTCCGCCACCGCCCTAAAGTCTTTTATAACTGAAGCACGCTTTTCTATATTGGTTGTCTTATTAGTCATGGCTCGCTTTCACCTTACAGGTGTCTCACATGCCACGGCTCGCTTGCCACGCCCGGATGTCTCGCACCGCATGGCTCACTCACAGGTTGTTGGGTGTCTTGTGGTCTGTGGTTTGCTCTCCCCATATGGGTGGCTTGACCAGCTTGGCTCGCTTTTACTTCACAGGTGTCTCTAATGCTTTGGCTCGCTCATTATCTACGGGTAGCTCATGCACAAAGGCTTATTTACTATCATTACGCAGTCCTGTGATAATAGCTTCAAGGGCCTCTACCTGTGATACGACGTCACGTTTTTTGGATAAGAGTTTCTCTACGTGCTGGTCTACTGTTTGGGTAGCTACTAAGTTAATAACGTGGACCGGCTTTGACTGTCCTCGACGGTAGGCTCTGTCTTCTGCCTGAGCATTTAGTGCAGGAACCCATTCACGGTTGAGGAATATGACTACGTCTGCGGCAGTAAGGTTCAGTCCTTCACCCATAGCGCCTATTGTACCGACCAACACTCTACAAGAAGGATCGTTTTGGAACTTTTCAACTGAATTCCACCTGGCTTTGTCAGTCATATCTCCGGTTATTCGGACTGTGCCCCACGGCTCCAGGCGGAGCATAAGCAGTTTCACGTATTCTGCGAAGGTAGTAAATATGATGATTTTATGTCCACCAGCTGTGTCGTCCAAAATGTCTAAAAGTGCATCCGTTTTTGCACTTTCGTCAGGACCGCCTATAAGTGCTGGAGAGCATACTACCTGTCGCAGTCTTGTAAGCTGTACCAAAACGGACGGTGCTGTTACGGTTTTTCCTTCAAGTTCTACGAACAAACGCGTGCGCAAATCATTGTATATCTGCCGCTGAGTATCAGTCAGACCAACATAGATAGTCTCAAAACTCTTAGGTGGTAGTCTTAGGAGCTCTTTAGTACGTCGGAGCATAACCGGAGCTAATTCTGCAGCAAGAGCACCTTGATCCTTAACTCCCAAGATGTCCAAACCGCCCCAGTAGTTCTCAACCGTAAGACAGTACCTGCCAACAAAGCGCCAGTAGCTGGTGTATTTAGCAGGGTTTACACAGTGCAACAGTGACCACAGTTCATCTGGACGGTTGTGAACAGGCGTGCCAGTAAGCAGAAATTTGTGTGGAATGTTCTTGGCAAGTTTGTGTAAGGCTTTGGTACGCTTGGCTTTACGGTTTTTTATAGCTGTAGCCTCGTCAACAACAAGAGCGTCAAACTTACACTTTAGCAGTTTATCTTTGTGTTTAACCGCAACCTCATAGTTAGTTACTATGAACCTCGTATTCGGTATCTTGGAATCTGCGGTAGTTAGCACCGCAGTCCTGCTCTTGCGTGCCCACCGCTGTATTTCAGCAACCCAGTTGTGTATAAGACTCTTTTTGGTTACAACCAGAACCTTCTCAGCTCCAAGTTCCTTGCAAGCCCTTATAGCCTGTGGTGTTTTGCCCAGACCCATTTCATCGGCTAAAATAGCGCTTCCGGCATCTGCCAAGAAGCGCACACCAACTCGCTGATAGGGGTCTAGCCTTTGTGGGTACTTGACGATAGCGTCCTTAGCTGAGTGCAGTTTTACCAGGTGCTCTGTAGTTTTCTGCTGTTTAGCCAAAAATTCCCTAGCGTCATCTGACACGTACAGATATGTGTTCCGCACCAGAGTATCTATCTCAACATCAAGCGGAAGTTTCCAGCACTGTAATGAAGCATCCCATCTTCCACCAGCGGATTTTGCTATATGCCTTTCTTCATAAGTTGTTTTGAGAATAAAACCTTTCACACTGCCGTTTTTGGCAGTATTTAACATGAGTGTAGCCATCTTGGAGGTGCCACACCTCCTTATCATAATTTTACATAAGGGGTATACACACATAGGGAATTAGTGTATAATATTAATAACAATACATATTAGGAGGTGGTAAACAGTTCATCGACAGTTGTTTGTAGGACACACGCGACTTTTTGTGCGACACGCAGTGAAGGGGTTCTTTCTCCACGTTCGATTTTAACCCACATGGACGTGGAAATACAAGCTTTACGAGCAGCCTTTTCAGCAGACAATCCTAGTTGAGTGCGACGTTCACGAATGTATTGCATAACAATCATCACCTCACAAAAGCAATTATACACAATGTGTGCCTTTACGTCAATACTAAAATAAAATAATGTATAGGAGTGTGTATTTATTATGCGTAAAGAACTTGGTAGAAAATTACGTCAGTTGCGTAATCGTGCCAGATTATCTTTAGATGACGCAGCTCGTTCACTAGGAGTTAGTAGAAGTACTCTTGGAATGTATGAGCAGGGACGCAGGATGCCTTCGCTTGATATAGTACAGAGGATAGCAGACCTTTATTTGACTGATGTAAACACTATAGTAGAAAGTGTTAGTGATAATGTATCTGTAGATGAACTTAGAACAGAGCTAGATAGATTAACTGAAAAGCGTAAAAGGCTTCTTAGTAAAGTTTCAAGTAGTCCAACCAACCTAAAACTTGTAGATGAATTGTCTACAGTAACTAAGAAAATACTAGGATTAGAGACCGAAATATCACGATATAACAAACCGCGACGACCATCAAAATTAGTTCCTGTAGTATCTACATTAAAACCAGTTGTAGGGCAGGTGAGAGCAGGCTTACCTAAACTTGCTACGGAAGATATTTTGGAGTACGTGCCGGTTCGTGCTGATCTGAACATTGATTACGTGCTTCTTGTAGAGGGAGATAGCCTTATAGATGTCGGCATCGAGCCGGGGGACAGGCTGTTAATTAAGAAAACAACTGCTGCTGAACATGGGGACCTTGTAATAGCTGTGGTAGGTAATGATGGTGAAGCTACTGTAAAATATTTTGTGGTAGAAAATGATAAGTGCTTTTTGCGAGCAGCAAACAACAATTACAAGGACATAGAAGTCAATCCTGAAGTGGACCAGGTCATAGGTGTAGTAGTCAGTATAGAGAAGAAAGTTCCACCTCCTCCACACAAAACTTTGTCATAACTTTGTCATAGACTGGGCTGAAAAACATGTATCTAATAAGACGGTGATGGACTAAAGACATAATAAAATGTGGGCTTTCGCCCACAAGTATTGGTGCTGTTTGTCTATTCAGTGCACTCGTAATGCGCAGGTCGGGGGTTCAAATCCCCCCATCAGCTCCAAAAAAGCTAGAAATGGCAGGGTTTCCGGGGTTGGAAATACCTGCCATTTTCATTTAAGAGGTCATTTTGCAAACATTTTGCAAACATAAAATTTTTCTATTCATTCATCTAACAGCTTTTCCAGTTTGCGGGCAGCTTCCTTCTGCATGCCGTCCATTAGGTGTCCGTAAGTGTCCATCGTGGTCCTTATGCTGCTGTGTCCTAGGCGTTCGGAAATGACCTTTGCCGGTACTCCCGCCTTTATAAGCAGGCTGGCGTGGGTATGGCGCAGTCCGTGAAATGTTACCGGCAGCCCTAGTTTAGACGCTGTCCTGCTGAACCTGCTGGATAGGGTCGGCGGGTTTACCGGCCTGCCGTTCTCATGACTGCATACAAGGTTAAAATCTTCCCACTGTGGGCCTGCTTTCAGCTTTAATTCAAGCTGGCATTTCCTGTGCTCCCTCAGCTCTCTAACTACCGATGGTGAAATGTCCACACGCCTCCGGCTTTTAGCCGTTTTCGGCTGCCCGAATTCCGGTTTGTCTGCGTTCCGCTGTATGCTTGCCTGCCTGATGGTTACGACGCCCCGGTCAAGGTCAACGTCCTGCCATGTCAGTCCTAGAATTTCGCCCATTCTCATCCCGGTGTAGATGGCCAGGTATGTAGGCATGTAGAGATAAGTGCCCTTCAGTTCATTCAGCAGCTTTTTAACATGCTGTTCATCCAGCACGACCGGCTCTTCACGTTTGGCTTTGGGAGCGGTTACGTAATCTGCGGGGTTCCTGTAAAGCATCTGCCATTTTACGGCGTCCTTCAACGCCTTGTGTAGGACCGTGTAGGTATAGCGCACGGTTGCGGGTGTCAACCCCCGCCCTGTGCTTTTCTTGTTGTCCTTCCTGCCTTCCTCCAGCTCTTTAGCCAGAAAATCCTGTATCTGCAGCGGCTGAAGCTTGCCCAGCGGTATGCTTCCTAAACAGGGGATTATGTGCTGTTCTACAGCAACCCTATATCTGCGGTAGGTTGACGGTGCAAGGTTCTGTTTGTGGGTTTCCAGCCATTTGTGCAGGTATTCAGCTATGGTGATTTTTCCTGGGTCTACAAAAGTACCATCCTCTACCTGCTGTAAAAGCTCACGTAAGACGCGTTCAGCGTCCTTTTTTGTACCGTTCACCGTAACCCTTTTCTGCCGGTATCTGCCGGTTTCCGGGTCCCAACCGAGAGAGACGACAACCTGCCAACTCTCTTTACGTTTGCCTTTGTACTTCTTGATGTGTCCGCGTGCCATTATTTGTATCTCCCCTCGTTGTGTTTGAGGAGGTATTCTGCAGTGTGTCTTCAAAATCCTGCTTCATTGACAGTAGACGGTCTCTTGGCACACGGATAAACCGTCCTACTCTAATTGACGGTATATCTCCTCGGCGCACATATTCACATGCCGCAGAACGGCTTACACGCAAAAGTTCGGCAACTTCCTCGACAGTCATATATAAAGGCAACTCGTTTTTATTCATAAACTACACCTCCTTACTATCTAGAACCGGATAGCATTCGCTTCCGTCAAATTCTACCAGGTCTTCGTAGTTCATTTCCACTAAGACTTTACCTGTGTTTGCGTCAAAATTTAAGTATCTACCAACACCGGCAGGTGTTTCCACCATGCCTGCTGTAGGGTCGTATTTTTCCATTTAGTTATCCCTCCTTTCTCAATGTTTTATATTCTTGGTAGCAGGCACAGCCATTCCTTGTTCCTTGGCGTAGGTGCATACTACTGCTGTGACAAAGTCCAATGCGACAATTGCCAAAGGTTCTGGTACTTTCATGTCTTCCAGTATACTCAAGAGGATATTGATTACCGTCAGTGTATGCTGCATCATATCATGTTCTAATACTGCATCCATAGCTGCGTCGGTGATGGCTTCTTTCTCTTCCCAGCTAACCACATCACGAACTCTATACTTCATTTACGTTACCTCCCCGCTAGTGATTTTTGATAACGGTATTGGTTTGAAGTGCAAGTCCCGTTCTACCTTCAAACCAAAAGGACCGCGTACGTTTTCGAGTTCTGAAAGTGAAAAGTAGCCCAATTCTGCTTCAAAACCGACAACGTAGCCGTAGAAGATATCTTTTCCATCAAATTCTATGATGTACCACGTCCAGTTAGAGTCCGGTGTAAAGAATTTAGCCTGCACTATAGGGTCAGCATCGTTCTCGGTAGAGTAAAGCGACGGGATTTTTCTGCGGAGTTCCTTAGTTAGCAGCTTCACGTATATCACCTCCTTCCTTATCTGGAAGCCTGCCGTAGAACGCCTGATAACAATACTCGCATAAAAGCAAACCGTAATTATCTTCGTAAAGTTCGTCAAACACAAACCAGTCATCGCAACTGTCACATTTCTCCAGCAAATGACAACTGCGGTTGTCGTTTTTATAACAGATAATGTTGTGCGGTTTTTCTTTGTATTCAAAACGTTCTTTAGGCGGGTTCTCCAGCATCTCAGCAACTCGTTCAATAGTACGTCTAAGCTTGTTCAGGCACAAATACTCTGCGTTGGAGTGAGCATTGTAGTAACCGACTGACAAGTTCACGCCGGCTATGCCCCATTCCGGACACAGCAGGACGATGTCTGTAAATATACCTCGTGCTGTTTCAAATCCAAAATAGCTGATGTATTCTTCGAGTTCTGAGCAGTCGCAGTTATAGTAAACTGCGTCGTTACTACCCTTCCTGTCAAGCTCTACGATGATGTTCACATCTGGTGGGTCGAGTGTTTCGATAACTTCTACAGCACCAGTCCCGCCGCTCTCTTCACCATCTGTAAAGAGGACATGCGGACGATAGCCATCCTGTATAAGCTTCAGGATAGCCCAAACACCTGCCCTGTCGTCGGCCCCAAGACCGTCTGGAGACCAAAGGACATTGTGTTTAGGGTCGTGGAAAATCTTTTTCGGGGGCTTCTTGTGCACAGTATCGACGTGGGCAACAAGTAAGACAGGAATGTCGCCCTCGGCGTAGATGTATTCTTGTCCTGTTGCAACAATGTACCCTGCCTTCATGTACCCTGCCTTTTCCAATTTACGCAGCAGGGTACGTTCCAAAAGAGTTTTAGCTTTTGCTTTAAATATGTTAATCATATTCATTTAAGCCACCTCCGTTTCATCAGGTTTACATGAATCACAGTATATCTGTCCGTTAATTTCATGAAACATACCAGTGTCATAGTCTCTGCGGTAATAGTTACCGCATTTGCAGCATTCCACAAGCACTTCCTCAGCACAGTGCTCACAATAGGGATACATATCTACGTCCCTAACTATAGAGTCATTTTCAGTGTCTATAATAGCGTTACACATAACACAACAGCAGAACCTATCACTAAAACAGTCGCTGCAGTAGTAGTCTCCGTCAATCTCGTAAGTATCTTCAGCATCGACTGCGATAGTCTCTCCGCAGATGCTACATACAGTAAAGTGTGAGTCAAAACAACATTCACAGTATGGGCAATTGTTATAGTACCGAGCATCCTCTTCTGGTACTACTATGTCACACACAGTGCAGTAGACAAACTGTTCATTCCAACAATACTCACAGTAAGGATTGCCCTCGTAGTAATACGCATAATCAGTGTCCACAGCTTCGCCGCACGCTGCGCAGGTAACTGAATTATTGCAAGAGGAGCAAATGAGATCCTCTGTTGTGCATAACTCATTGCCGCAAAGTAGGCAGAACGGCTCTCTGCCTACATCAACGTCCAGCGCTCCTCCTTTGTCATTAAGGCGAATAACTTCTGCCGCCGCGTCCAAGTAAAACGCGTCGGTGCCTTTCTTGATAAAGTAACGGCTACCTTCTACTGGGTCCCTCTTAATTGTCCATTTAGGCTCAGTACCATAATACTGAGCCAGAGCATGAGCCACCAACCGCCGTGCTGCAGCTGCTGGTAGTTCATGTTGCTCTGGGTAGTGCTTCTGGAAGACAGCTGAGCGGTTAAGTATATCTATGAACACCAACTGCCTCCAGATTTTCCAAGGTTCTTCAACCGTGACATTGCCACAATTCCAAGGAGTTGTACTGCGGTAGTAATATGCCACAGCAGTCACACCGTCCAGGAGGTATGCTAAATTACCGGCCCTGTAACATCCGCTGGTAAGGCTGTGGCATGACTTTATCCCATTTTCACTAATGAAAAGTAAATCCAAAGGGTCAATGGAAACAACCACTTTTCCTTTGGCTTTGAAAAGCGGTATATATCTGGAATAAATCTGTCCAACGGTGTTTTTCATAACAGGGTCATCAACGAACCTTAACATAAGCCTGGATGGTTTCATGCCTTCCTGCAGTTTCTGTGGAAGGTATTCTTTTGGGAAAACTTTGAGAGGAGTATCGTTAAACCAAGCAACCGTCTCTGCACAGAGACGGTTTTCCACAATATCCAAAGGGTGTAAAATCCTGAGAAAGTTGTAGATATTGTCTCGTGCAGCAACAGGTACTCCTGCACAAATAAGGTCTCTGTGGAAACGGATAAGGTAGGCTTTTGTTTCATCTGATGTTAGGTGCATGTCTACGGGTGTTTCCATCCGTAACCTACCTCCAAATAAGTCAAATAAATGTTGCTTTGCTTTAGCGTAGACCTCAACCAGATGTTTGAATCTGGTCAAGTCATATGTGCTGACGTCGATAACCGCTGCTAGCACCTCCTTCACAGTGGAAAATCTCTCTTCAGCAGCTTCCCTCAAGGTAGTCACTTTAAAAGCACCTCCTGTAATTTTTAAAAATTTAAAAGCCGGGAACCTTAATCCCGGCTAGTCTTCCTCTTTATATGTAAAAAACCAATTTCCATCCGTGTATTCATTTAACATTTCTTCCAGTTCTTCTAAAAACTCTTCTGTTGTGCGGTCATTCTGTATGTTTGCAATAATATTTATCCTAAGACTTTGCACTTTTTACACCTCCTTGTAGGTATCAAGTCCCACCCTAAAACACCTCTTCTTCAGCAAAAACAGTGCCTATCTCTTGAAAAAACTGCCATATTTCCGATAGCAGGTCATAATCTTCTCCTGTAACTTCGAGACAAGCCCCGTCGAACCAGTCCAGGAACCAGTACTCGATTCGTTTAGGGAAAGTACTTTCGGGGCAGGCATAAAACCTGAACTCGTCGCTTGGTCCGCCCCAACTGAGTTGGTACCTAAAGTAACCTTCCGGCTGGTCTTTAAACGTGTTTGGTGCCACATAATCGAACGCCAACCCATACTCTGGGAAGGTCCCTAGCTCATCGGCGTATTTGTCCTCCTCCCCCTCCTGGTAGGCATAAAACAGCTTACGCAGGTCTTCAATTCTGCCCTCGTATTCCTGGTTAATACGTTCCTTGCAACTTTTCATTTGCCTCCCTCCTTTCCCTTTTCAAAAGCAGCAATGGTTTTTTCGATAGTACAGTACCTGGTGATCCATACGCCGATCCCCAGCTTACGTGCTATGAAGAAATTCACACCGTATGCTATACGGTTCTGGGTCTCGACTGGCAGTTCTGAAATCTCTATGAAACTATCGGCGTCGCAGATGAACAGGCGACCATCCTCATTAGCCATAACCTGAATACCATCCACGAGACCGAAGCCCGAACGGAGCATGTGTATTATTGCTGCACCGAAGCGCAGCTTCTCTTCCCGTGTAGTTTTTTCTATGTCCACGGGAAAGAGCTTTTCCTTTCGGAACTTCCCCGGAGCTATTTCGGTAGTCTCTGGGAAAAGCCGGAACTCCTCCGGGCAACTTTGGTTGTATGCGATCGCCCGTCTCTCGTTCGCGATCGCATATTCTCGTGGGAAGGGATCGCCGTAGCGGTCACGTGGGTTTTTATGTATGATTTTCACTACATGAGTTCCGTCGTCGTAGATGGTTCCCATGAGACCTCCCCCGATTTTCTTCACTTTCTTACACCTCCTCTTCTACTTCTTCTAACCCCAACTTTTCCGCCTCTATTTTGGCGGCACGTAGGGCCTTTTCATAATCAGGCGTAGTGATTACGATCTTGTTATCAATACGCCTGTAAGTCGGCCGCAACCAGCCTTCTCTTCTATCGGCCAGTTGCCACTTTTCTTTCATTACTCTATACTGCCATTCGTACCCGTGCTGTGTTTTGTACACACGCTCGGGGTACAAGCTGACAGTGATTCCATCCTCCTCAGCTTTTCCCCAGTTCCGCTTCTCTAATACTAACTCTTTTTTATTCATTTTTTTTTTTTTTTTTTCCCCCTTTTCCTTTAAAAATAGTTT